TGTGGGGTTAGGTAGCGGCAATGAATTTGCCAAGAGTGAAGACGAAATTACGCGCGAAATATCCGGAATTATGCGGAAATTTAACGTGAAGTAAAGTAGTATTGTTATTGTGGGTATTGGACGAAGTGAATGAAATGCCACCAGGCTTTGAGTGAAGTAAAAAAATAAATATATTTTAATAGTAATTATGCCCAGCCGTCATGTATTGAAGTCTGATACCTTGCCTAAAGTACCTATGAGATTAATTGCATCACCCGCCGAAACTGAACTTCCAGCTGTGCCTAAAATACAACGAAAATTATTCAATGGTAAGCCACGTCCAGAGACGGTAGTACATGCCAAACTGGAATCAGACATGCTTCGTGCAAGGGAACAAGCAGAAGCTGCAAAGGCAGAATATGAACGCCGAAGCGCCGGTATAATTGGCAAAGTACGTAATCTTGTTGGTCTTGGTCATCGCGGAGGAGGCGGCGATGATGAAAAGTGTCCTATTTGTGGTCGTGAAGATAAACCAGAAGATTTTCGCGAATGTAAAAAATGTCACGAGTTAGTATGCGAAAGTTGTGTTAATAAACAACACGTGTGTACAAACTGTGTTAACACAAAGAGTGATATTGAAAAACAAATTAAAAAGGCAAAGAAAGTTCTTGAAAAGGCAATTATTCAAAAGGGCAAAGCAGATGAAGCCGTTCGTGTTGCGCGCAAGGCATTGACAGACTTACGATGATAAGAATAAAAATGAAAATATTAACAAATAAATGGTTGTTCATGTATTTGTTGATGGATCGTGTCGTGGTAATGGCAAAACGGATGCAATTGGAGCATATGGTATTTATTTTAATGATTACCGGTTTCGAGAATGGGATACTGTCATGCGATTACATGGGCCTAAAATTACAAATAATGTAGCAGAGTTAACTGCTATATTGCATGCGTTGGATGCAATTATGAAGTCTGGATCAGACGAACAATTTGTTATTGTATCAGACAGTAAATATGCAATCTCATGTGTTACTGGGATTTATAATGGTAAAATGAATATTGATTTAATTAATCGGTGTAGGGAATTACTATCACAGAGCAACGGGAACGTGTCATTCTTACATACAAGAAGTCATCAACCAGAACCAAAGGATAAACGTAGTACTGAATGGTACTTCTGGGCTGGAAATAATTTTATTGATGATTCGATTAATCAAATTTATAATTAAAATAAATTATTGTCATACAACAAGTATACTATAAATGTCTATCATGGGTTCTTTATTTACAGTTCTTGTTGTACTGATTACGACAATCTTTGCAGTTGCTAGTAGTTCTATTGGCATCCAGGCGTACAACGAAAATCCCGATTATAATCCTAAACCTTTCATGGGATTTATTCAACTTAAGCGCGAGGATAATAAGAATTTTTTGATTGCAAACTTAGTAATTGCACTGGTTTCCATGGTAGTTGTGCTCGGCGGTATGTACATGTCAGCAACGCCTACCAATGCCATGGCACTCCGTTCGGCTATGCCATCACCTGTTATGTTTCAGTAATTCATTTAAAATTACGTAAAAAATGAAATTAAATTAGAATATGTAAAATGTTTTCTTTAATTAAGTTTCTGTTTCTGTGTTGTTTGTGTGTAATATCATTTATTCACTGGTTATATTCTATTAAAACATGGGATGATGGTGTTATTCCTTATGAAATTAACGATAACGTATACAATAAAACGCGGGTGTATATGGCTATAGATGAATTACAATTAAAAACACAATGGAAATTTGTACGGCGCGCTAATGATTTCAATTATATCGAATTCATTAATGGACCCGGCTGTTTTAGTAAAATTGGTAAGGCGTATTTTGGGAAACAACAAATAATATTTAATCAAAATTGTGATGAACGCGCGGCCGTTCATGAATTGTGCCATGCCATTGGGATGGTTCATGAACATCAGAGAAGTATACGCGATGATTACATTGAAGTTTACCCGGATAATGTGGAAGATGGGAGAGAATCTCAATATGTTAAATTATTTAGTTTTTTAGAACTGTATACTGGACCGTATGATATTAATTCAATCATGCACTACAATAACGATACATTTGCAAAAAATAATACCATTACCTTTTCTGTGAAAGGTACTACCACGAACGTTACATCACGAGACCAATTAACAGCACAAGACATAATGAAACTAAATTTGCTGTGTGGTGGAGACGGCGGGGAGTATAAAATGAATATTCCGTATATTACTATTGTACTGGTAGTATTGTGGCATATGTATTTGTTATTTTGTTTGATTACTGTGTACATGTCCAATAGAAATTAATCAAAAATGAACATGATGTATATCAGATATGGTAAATAAGAAATGTGATCATGGTAAACGAAAAGACCGGTGTATAGAATGCGATGGTTCTGGTATTTGTATGCATAAAAAACGAAAACAAATTTGTAAAGAATGTGATGGTTCTAGTATTTGTGTTCACAAAAAACAAAAAGCTAAGTGTAAAGAATGTGATGGTTCTGGTCTTTGTGAACACAAAAAACGAAAGGAAATTTGTATAGAATGTGATGGTTCTGCTTTTTGCGAACACAAACGACAAAAAGCTCAGTGTATAGAATGCGATGGTTCTGGTATTTGTATCCATAAAAAAACGAAAAGAAATTTGTAAAGAATGTGATGGTTCTGGTATTTGTATCCATAAAAAACGAAAAGAAATTTGTATAGAATGTGATGGTTCTCAAATTTGTATTCACATAAAACGAAAAAATAATTGTATTACATGTTCGCCAAACTCTAACGCCTTTTGTATTAAATGCCGTTTATTCCATGTGTCTAAAAATACCAATTATCTTTGTGGTTATTGTAATCCTGAACGAAAACACCATACCAAAACGAGGGAAAATAACCTTAAACTTTTCCTGGAACAACAAAACTACACGTTTGAGTACAATAAATCTGTTCGTACAGACAGTTCGTGTCCATTATATTTCCCGGATTTTGTCATTGACTGTAACACATTTTTCATTGTGATTGAATGTGATGAAAACGCCCATAAAGGATACGAAATAAAATGTGAACGTACCCGAGAAGAAAACATTGCACTTCAACTTGGTCTACCATGTATCTTTCTACGATGGAACCCTGATAAGAAGAATGTTAAAATGAAAACAAATTAATGGTACTAAAAAGTACTATTGATTTTTACAAGTCATTCTCCGAGACAAACTCAGAAACAGTATATTTATTCTATTAATATTGCATGTAATTTAAAATACTTTTTGAAAGATAACGTTCACCAATATTAATAATAATTACGTCTATTTTTTCTTTGTTCTGTTCAGTAGTGTATTCAACAATCTTATTGTAAATTGCATTCACAGCATCTAAATAGTAAGTGTATTCGTGGATTGGTCTGTATTCATTTAAATAAGACTTGTCAACTAGTATAGACATAATTTTTCGATGGTGTCTATCAAATGTAATACGTAATAATTCAAAAACGTAATCATTTTTAAAATCCTCTTGGAGGTATTCTATTTTTTTACGTATTTGATATAAATCGTATTGTATTTTGTCCTTTGTCATTTTAATAGTATGACTATGAATATCTATAGTCATTGTATGTAGTACAGTATAGATTTATACTAAAATTGAAATTGGTATATGGTATTAAGAATGAGTACTACTAACGATATGATTTTTTACAACTTTTATAACAAGACACACAATGTGTTTGCGAGCACACGTATTATCAACTTTGATGAATATTCAAACAATGAGATGTTTATTCGATTTATGAGCGTTATTAGGGAAATGGGATGGAATTCCATGGATCATATTATTGCAGTACCTGATACTGATGGATATAAATATATTATTTGGAACTCTCTAGAGGGTCATGAAATTCCAACGTTGAGTATAGAGGGATATCCAGATGTACAGATACCGATGACACCGGTTAGATTGAGTCGGTCTTAACAATTGAAAATTAAAATGTATAGTACTATCAAGGCTGTTGGCCTCTATTATTAATTGGTTTAAAAAAGTAATTAAATTACGTAATCGTAACGTACACGTCGTACCTAATTATCGCATAGAAGCTCCGCCAATAGAATCTAGTGTATCATTCTGTAATTATCGCAGGGGTGTGCACAGTATTTTTAGAGATGACTAGTAATCATTGTTGCCACACCGCGTTCATAAACCAATGGCCTTAATGTATTTTCAATTATTTGTTTATATTCCCAGTGATATCTGTTGTATTGGTCTCTGAGCATATGTAGTTCTACGAAACACAGAAATGTAATGTAATTTTTGAATGTTTCAAATACTTCTGGTTCGGGATTTCGGACGAATTCTCTAAAAATTAGTATGGATGAATTTAAATACTGCAGTCTTCTTAAAACGATGAGTTTTATTTGTAAACGATACAAGTAATTATCTGGCAAGTCATGAATATATAAGTATCGAGACTGTTCACTAACTATTGTTGTATATAGTATGTGTAATCTCCATATTGCATTTTCCAATGTATAATACACTACAATTACAAAGAAAATTAATGATAACAGTATTGTATTAATGACTGCAAAATCCATATAAAACATATTCTTTTCAATTTCAGTTACGTTATTTTCAAGGTAAAAAATATACGAAGTTAAATTAATAAAGGAATGGCTACGTCCGAAGAGAATATTAAATTAGACCTTACAAAAAAACAAATTATTGCTCTTGGTGGTACAGATACTACGGGTGTTACAGGTCCTGCAACAGGTACGGCTATAGATTTATCACCAGAGGGATTGTATCAATGGGTATCTGAGATTCCTATTGAAGATTCGGTTCTTTATGGCGTGATTTTATTAGTTTCTGTTATTTTTATCAACACATTACAACTTTCAAGTAATACTATCATAGGATTATTTGCAGGATGTTTTGTGGTATATTTTTTAATTGACCGTCAAAGGACCAAAGGAACAAATACAATGGTGACACTGGAAACTAAAATGGCAAGCTTAGTCCCAGTACCAAAATACTTTTTTATTAATAGTAATTTTATTGAATTAATGTACTCCCTGCTTGAATTCAGCCAGTACTCACCAGAAGATTATGGAAATTGTGTACAACATATTGATAATGTACTCAAGCTTTCATTAGATTTAGAGAATGAAATGGAAGACTGTGTAAATGTATTGGACGTTATTAAAGATGAAAGTGTTGCCGCAGTTGATTCATTAAGTAATTTAATTGTGAGTATTCCAGGAGGTGCATCTGGTATTTTACTCAAGAATAAATTAGTGACGGGTATTAGTACACTTCAATTGTATCTATTGCGTCAGTTGGATGAATGTAAAGTACTCTGTGAACACTACCGAGAACTAGCGTGAGAGTCGGATTAACGACGAGCTCCGCCGAAAGCGCGTTCCTGAGCGTTGGAAACCATCTCTAGGTCATCTAGCTTGTTTTGAATCTTTACATTCTTAAGATGAAGCTTGTCATGTGCCTTTTGTTCCTGTGCTGTCATTGTGGTAAGTTTCTTGAGCTCTTTGAGCTCTTTAAGGATAGGTTCCTGCTTAGCAAGGAGGTCAGCGTATTTCATGACGCGCTTTTCTTCTTCAGACGAGAATAGCATTTTGATAGCTTTACGGATACTCATGGTTATTATTAGTATACAAAAAAATAAAATTGTTAAAGTATAATATGTCAGCGTATTATATTTTAAGAAAAAGCACACGGAAAGATAAGAAATTAATGGTTCTTACACCAGAGGGTCATACAGTACACTTTGGAGCCTCCGGGTATGAAGACTATAGTATCCATAGAAATCCAGAACGTCGCGAACGATACATTATTCGCCACAAGAGCCGAGAACACTGGAATGATCCAGAAACTGCTGGGTTTTGGGCGTTACATATCCTTTGGGGTGTTTCACCCGATATTAAAAAATGTATTCGTTTTGTGGAAAAGAAATACAACCTCAAAATCAAAAATGAATTGTAATAGTAAGTAGTATAGAGATGTCTGAGCCAACGACAATTACAAAGAGATGTATTTTGACATGCGAACATGAGATTCCTCGGAGATGTGTTTTTGAAATTCCTCGGAGTTTATTTGAAAGCGTCAGTGATGCACCGGTTGCTGACACAAAGAAGTCGAGTGATACAACAGAGAAAAAGTAAATTGTATACCTTTTAGTATAAAAGGTATATCTTATACCATATTAATAAAATGTCATTTACGTGTTCTAAATGTACGAAAACATTAAAATCTAAAAGAACATTAGCTAATCATTTAAAAACATGTGATGGTCTATTAAGCACACAATGCGAACGTTGTCATAAAAACTTTGCTAATAAAGTTTCTAAATCGCGACATAAAAAGAATGAAATATGTAAGAAAAATGGAACAATGATTAGTCTTAGACCAGATACATCAACTATTATTGTACATCCAGAATTACCAACACATAAAAATGATATTTCAGTAGAAGATAATATCACTAGACAATTGGCAAAACAGCACAAAGTAACGATGTACTTTTATAAATAACATTCTAAATAAAATATAGTTCCATCTTTGTAACAATTTAAGACGTATATTGTATAATCTTTTAAGAAAAACATATAATAGTTTAAGAAATTATGATATGTTATAATAACAATGCCTGATTGTACTAAATGTAATAAAAATATGAAATCATCAAAAACATTATCATTTCATTTAAAAAAATGTAATGGCCTAAAAAGCACACAATGTGAATTATGTCATAAAAATTTTTCTAATGCTGTTGCAAAATCACGCCACAAGAAGAATGAAATATGTAGAAAAAACGGAACCATGATTGTAACCACAAACGTAACGACAAATAACGGTGTCATCAACAACATTCAAACATTGAATTTGAATATTACGTTGCTACCATTTTCAAAGAGTACGTATGAACATTTGTTGGAGAATCCTAAAAAATCGTCAGAGTACGTGCTAAATGAACTACAAAGTATTTTGAATTTTATCAAAGATTCACATTTTAATGAAAAACATCCAGAACTACATAACATTAAGAAGGAACACAAACGGGGTGATATCGTCTTGATTCAAGACAACGAAAACAAATGGAAACCCGTTACGGCCATGGAAGCAACAAAAACACTATTACAACGATATTCAAATTTCAGTGATGAAATAGTCGAAGAAGCATTAGAAACAATGAGTAATGGTTCTAGAAATGAATACATTAAACAGCTTCAGTTTATTCTCGAGCTTTTGAAGAAATTTGACATTGCAGTAGACGAAAATTTAGAAAGAACAAATACGTTCAAAATTAATCAGAATAAAATTATCAAAGATATCAGTGATGCGATTTATTACTTGTCTTCAAGCTAAAAGTGTATGGTAATGTATAATAATGTCAAAAACAGTTAGTGAAATTCTTCCTGGATTGTTTGTCGGTAATTGTAATAGCCCTTACGGTCCTTACGGTTATAAAACCAAGTATACGCTCATTATAAATTGTACGAAAGATCTACCAGAAGTTCCGGGGTCTTGTCGGTATTTTCTCCGAATTCCCGTGAGTGACTCTACACGCACTGCTGAAAACAAAACAATGTCAAAAGCGCTCATGAATATTACGGCGGATATACACACAATTCTTCACGACAAGGGCACGGTGTTAATCCATTGTTATGCAGGTATTTCGCGTTCTACGACGGTTGCTACCGCATATCTGATGCGATACTACAATATGACGCAAAGTATCGCAATTGATTTCGTGCAACAACGCCGACCTATTGCGTTTTATCATGGTGTAAATTTCCGCATGGCGCTTGGTGATTTTCAGGGACGACTTCCGTAGGGATCTTTTTTGTTGATAGAAAGTAACCCATGAATACACAACTTATTGCTTACTACATTGGCATTCTTATTGTCCTAGCTTCACACACAATGATGTTGCGAAATGTGGACATATCTCCTATGATGCGTACTCACGCTATACTGAATATTGTTGCAGTGGTGCTCATTGCGTATTACTTTATGAATACCGCGAAGACCTTTAATCCTTTAGTTTAGTGCGCCAACGGCGAGTGAACCGTAGGTGAACGAACAAGTGAAATGAAAAAATGTAATAAATTTTATTATTACATTTTTTGAAAATGAAAATGGTTGTAATTAAGAAAAGGATGTTTGATGCTATTTGGAGAAAGTATTGTGATGTGCCTACTGGATCGAGTATTCCGAAGGACATGCCACCAAGGGAACAACCAAAGGCACAGACGCCGAAAGAACCGCCACGTCCCATTCTTAGTAATCAGGAGGCACTTTATTTTCTGATATTATCAGTGTCTAGCCAGTAATTCCTAAAATTGCTTCTATAACAGACAAACGTGATTTTAAAAGTACGTTCTCAGCTTTTGTTTCTTGGAGTTCTCTGTCTACTTCCTGGAGTGCTGCAACCGCTACTGTGAAGATGGCATTCTTGTCAAGTACATTAAAATCAGATACTTGTTGGCCATAAACAAAGACTTGCGTAACTCCTAAAAGTGGTGTGTTGATAACAATATTGTATGCATCCACAATTTCTAGAATTTTTGTGGATGTTTTGATGTCCATTATATCAATTAGTTGAAGTAGTGTTTCTGTTGTACCCATTGTAATTCCGATGGTAGTAACTCCTGTACTACCAAGAGTAATCATACTCGTAGTTCCAATAAGGTCTCCAGAAACTCCGATTGTAGAGTATCCAGAAACACTGGCTATTTCATATATATTTGGAATAAATTCTTTTTCAAATGATACTGCATGTTCTAAAACAGATGATACGTCCTGTGCAATGAATCCCCATACAGGATTTTGACCGCGTGTGATGGTATCAATGTAGTTGTAACGTACTGGTTTAAGTTCGCGAATTGTATTTAAAGCTGTAATGTCACTGATATCTGTAATACCGGTTTTGATGCGTTGATCAGAACTTGCCAATACAGACAAAGATGTCCAAATACATCCTGCTGCATGAATACCTATAGCTTGTGACCCATATGCACCATTACCAGCACCACCACTATTTAAAAATCCACCAGGTGATGCAGCTGCCGATGATACAGAACCGAATACTTCTAGTGGGTAACTTGGACTCGCCGTACCAATACCCACAAGCCCATCACTACGAACTGCAAAGACAGTCCCGTTATTATTGACCATCTGTGTAAAATAACTACTGCTTGATGTATTTGCACCGAATGGCATATACAACCCAGTGTTCGCGTAACTTGATGGTGGTGTAAAAACAATACCTGAATTGCTAGTGAATGATGTTGTTACAGTTAATGCATTTGCTAAGTTTAATGTACCACTCGAGTCCAATTGCATTTTATGTGTTGTTTGTGAATTAACATACCACTTAAACCCCGAACTACCCCCCGAGGAGAACCACATATGACCCGATTCCATACCAATCGCAAAATCGGTATTGCCTGTGATGTAACTTTGTGGATAGATAATGATACGTGTCCCGGAACTAACTGCGCTTTGCGTGGGTGGATTGAGGGTTCCGGATGTGTTGAATACAAGCGTGTATTGTGTACTAGCGGGCGAACCCCACACCGCACTACTAGACATGTATACGTAGGTATTGCTTGGCTGAATCATTAAATTGCCGCTGACGATACCAATAAAAGCATTGACTGTATTGGCATTTGCTGCAACACTGCCACTACTATTGGCCGTAAATTGAAGATAACTCGTGTTGTATCCCCCTGCTTGTAGTTGCATTACAGGGAATGGACCACCTGTTGGATACGTTCCACCATTGTTGGTACTGTATCCATACTGAACCGAATACCATTTGTGTGTACTATAACTGACGTAATCCATTGTATTGGTTCCGCCTGGTGTACGATAGTCACCACGACCCACAATACAGTGATTGATGTCTTGGAAAACAATAGCACCGCTTCCATTTGCATTTGTTAGTAACAAGTTTGCACCGTTGCTGTTGGACGAAAGGTATGAAAATGAACCCTGACTTGTAAATGTTGCACCAGTGGTACCCATTTTGAGTATTTGCTGACTTGTATTTCCATAAAATTCATATAAAATATTACTTGGCGCTGTCATTGTCTGGGGAATAAACAAGACACGCCCCACTGTATTACCACTATTATCGCCATTATCTACTCCCAGTTGGAAATTACTTGTAGTATTACCAAATACCATGTAATTTTGCGCGACCGAACTTGTTATACGGAATACACTGGAACTGGTACCCGAGACATCCAGTGCGTAAGTATCATTCGTGTTGCCAATAGAGACATTGCCAGAAGCATTGATACGCATTCGTTCTGTTGAGCCACCCGTTTGAAAGGCAATAAGAGTATTACATCGAAGGGTTAAATATGTAGTTAGACCTATAAGTGCAGTATCTGTGGAACTATTTGTAAACTGTAAATAACTATTTACACCTGCCGAATTGCTAAAGATTGTTTGTTGATCGCCACTTGTACTATTTAAAAATCGTGCAGTGCTTCCGCCCGTACTCGTTACGTCCAATCGGTATGTGGGGGAACTATTAAAAATACCCACTGCAGAGCTCGTCATATACACGGGCGTTGCTGCAACGCCAATACTCAATGCGGCACCAGCAGTTGTAGCAGCCCAATATCCAAAGTAGAAAGCACCAGAACTCTTGTGCATTACCCATGTTGTTGTCGTACTACTAGCACGCATCTGAGTCCCTGCGCCGGTGCCGTCATTGTAACCATCAAAGAATAAACGCATATTGTCGTGTGCCGCGACGTGCCAGTAAATCGAAGGATAAGTGTCATTATTGTAAAGTGCCAAGTGAGGTCCATTTGCATTTTGGCCGTTACTACTATCAGCAATAAGGCCACCCCAGCTTCGTGCTGTTGTAGCGTTTCCAGCTTTGATGATACCATTGACATCAAACATGTAAGCTGGTGTAGCTGTATTGATACCTACCAAATTGGCACCAATTTGCAACATCGGTACTGTCATGGAGTTCTTTGCATAAAAGGAAAACCCAAACGTACTTGTTGTACTTCCGTTGCCCGCACTTGTAAACCATATATTACTTGGATCCAGGCCAATAGCATAATCAGGGTTACCAGAATTGCGACCCATGAATACAATTTTGGATCCAGTAGTACGCCCAGCAACTGCCGGAGCTGACGTAGCTGGGTCCGTTGTACCATCGCCCCATTGCATGTAACTACCACTACCACTTTGAGTGCCAATGTAAAACTGTTGTGCTACTCCAGTGGAAAGAGTATTTAAGGTGCTCGTGAATCGCCCTGTACCAGTGACATCCAGAGTGTAAGCCGCAGCCGTATTATCACCCACACGCAGTCCCGTGCTGGTCCAGTTGCCATATAATGAAGATTGAGCCCTGTTACGGAAATAAATGAGATCCCCGTACAATACAGTTTGGGTAGGATCAGTAAAGAAGGAATAATTACCATTTGACGCAAGACCAACCTGATTACTCCCTTGTGAAAACATACCCGTGGTAGTACTGCCCGAAAAGGCGTATTGGGGTGTAGCTACACCTGTAGTAGGCACAAGAAGTTGCCCTGTGAATCGCCCTGTACCAGTGACATCCAAGGTGTACCCAGAGTCTGTCGTATTTCCTATACTTACGTTGCCGCTGCTATGAACTTGAAATGGAGTTATCGTAGCAGAACCGGAGAACAATGTTAAATTAAATGCGGTTGCTCCATTTGTATTGGTAAGGAAAGCCTTTACGGTAGCCGTTGGATTGAATACAGAACTGAGACCAAATGATAAACTTGCTGCGTTTCCAACAGTACCTGTAGCTGTATTTAACAAGGTCGCATTGTTAATGGTTCCTCCTGCAGAACTACCCCCGGATATAATGATGGTACTATTGTTTGCACTACTATTGGTTAATCCCACCTGTAGTTGCGCCGCAGGCGCGGTGGTACCAATACCTACATTACCCTCGGCTTGAATGGAAAGTACAGTCTTATTTTGTGTAGTTGAATTGACATAATCAAACCCGATATCTAACCTAGGTGTTGTGTTTGTAGTATTCCTTGTAAGGTAATTGGACAAATAAATTTGTGCATTCATACCTGTTGTCTGGCCCGTGTTACTACGCCGAGCCAACGTAATGATTGGTTTTGGAACAATTTCTTCTGTCCGAGTAAGAAGACTAGGAGACGCAATGGTTAACGGGACAAACTGACCCATGGTTTCTATTGCAGTGTTATTGTATTGAAAGTCACCTACCCCAGTAAGACCCGTTGTGATACCTGCCGAGATGTTGACTCGGCCATTCACGTATACAACACCTGTCGAACCTGATGCAGTTGTACTGGACACGGAAAGAATGGGTGTATTGTTACTTGTGAGAGAACCTGCGGTAGATGCAGAAGCCGCATTGGCCGCACGGACGTCTGTGGCACGAGCGGAGACACCAAGTGCAGCGAGCGAGGCTTCTGTTCCGAGACTACTGACACCCAATTGAATCGCACGAGCGTCAATGACACGTGTGGATACGCCGAGTGCTCCTAGCGATGCTTCTGTTCCAAGACTACTGACACCCAATTGAATTGCACGAGCGTCAATGACACGTGTGGATACTCCGAGTGTCCCGAGCGATGCTTCTGTGGCTAATCCAGAAACGCCTAATTGAATTGCACGAGCATCAATGACTCCTGTGGATACTCCGAGTGCTCCAAGAGATGCTTCTGTTGCAAGGCTGCTAACGCCCAACTGAATTGCACGAGCGTCAATGACTCGTGTAGATACTCCGAGTGTCCCGAGAGATGCTTCTGTAGCTAATGAAGAAATACCAAGTTGTCCTGTATGAGAATCTGTAGCACGCGCCGAGACACCAAGTACGCCGAGAGATGCTTCTGTAGCTAATGAAGAAATACCAAGTTGTCCTGTACGAGAATCTGTAGCACGCGCCGAGACACCAAGTACGCCGAGAGATGCTTCGGTAGCCAATGAAGAAACGCCCAATTGAATTGCACGAGCGTCAATGACTCTTGTGGATACTCCGAGTGTCCCGAGAGATGCTTCGGTAGCAAGGCTGCTCACACCAAGCAATGTAATCACCGGAGCTTGAAGTATTCCGCTGATACTTACGTTACCGGATATACCGGTATTGTTTACCGAAAATGAGACTTCGGGTCTTCCGGAAATACTAAGAAGTATTGAAGCTCCATTTGGGGTAATAGAGTTTGTACTTGACGCGCCCAAAATGAGCGTATCAAGTATTTTAAGAGAGCTTTGTAAATTACTCATATTAGTATATTACAAGGTTTTAATTGTTGAATTAAGTTTGTTTACTTATTTCGCTCGCCTTCGGCTCACTTTAGTCCATATCACTTTCAGACGTATCCGAGTCAGTGTCGGGTATTCTGTAATCGGGAAGAATAATGGTAGGAGGTGCTGGATACAAGTTGTGTCGGCGTGGTGGAAGTAATGGAACATATGGTGTGTTTAACGGATCTGTGCGTGATGCGCTTTGTGCGTCTTGGTGTGTGTAGTAACTTGGTGGTAACATTCCTATAATAGAATCCTGGAAACGACGACGCGGTGCAGGTGGACGAACAGGTGGGGGTGGTGGCAATGAATGTAATGGATGAAGCGACGGAGGAGCGACAGACGGCGGAGGAGCGACCGAAGGAGGAAGAGGAGGTGCTGGGGGAATAATACGTGGTGGATCGGGTAATGCAAAAATAATTTCATCATCCACTTGTCCTGTTCTGTCAATTCCGCTGGTGTCATCTAGATGATCCATTGCATACTGAATCGTAAACATCTCGGCGCGTTGTGTATAGTCTGCGATATTACTACGGTAGACTTCTGCTGCATCAAAGTTCAACGGATCAGATGCATTAGGGTCTGTGAGAAGAGACAAGATGGACAGTAATACTGTACTGATTTTTAATACGGGCGACCAGTGGTGTTTTAAAATGTCTAGGCATATATCACCGTTTCCGGAAATATTTACGTGGTAAATGCGCGTATTGAAACGTATCCTAGGTGGCTCAAAGGGATATCGTTCGGGAACCTTAATTTCGAGTTTAAAAATGCCCCCCGCATATGGACTATCTGAGGGGCCAAATATCATGGCTTCCAAGTGATTTGTGTCTGTTCCATCGCCATAAAGACCACAGTTAATACCAGGTGGCGGGTCCATTGATAGTTCTCTGATTTCATTGAGAAGACGTCTGTTACTCATTAATACTATATGCTATTTTATTCTCCTCGGAAAAACGACCTTAATAAAATAAATATACAGTTTCAGGATTTGTCTTGGAGAATGACTTATAGTAATCAATAGTACTTTTTAGTACCATTAATTTTGTTTTCATTTTAACATTCTTCTTGTCTGGGTTCCATCGTGCAATGTTTTTTTCTCGGGTACGTTCACATTCTATTTCATAGCCCTTGTGTGCGTTCTCGTCACATTCAATGACAATGAAAAAAGTGTTACAGTCAATGACAAAATCCGGGAAATATAATGGACACGAACTGTCGACTCGAACTGATTTATTGTATTCAAAGGTGTAGTTTTGTTGAGCCAGGAAAACTTTAAGGTTATTTTCCCTCGTTTTTACGTGTTGTTTCCTATTGGGGTTACAATAACTACAAAGAAAATTCGTTTCCCCTCTCACCTGAAATAACCGACATTTACTACAAAAAGCTTTGGAGTTTGGGGTACAACTAATACATTGATGTTTTAATTTGTTATGTTCACATATACCAGAACCATCACATTCTTTACACTGAGCTTTCTGTCTGTTATGACTACAAATTTGAGATCCATAACAATCTTTACAAGTACTCTTGAATTTATCGTGTTGGCAAAGGCCAGAGCCTTTACATTCTTTACATTGAGCTTTTTGTTTGTTGTGACTACAAATTTGAGAACCATAACAATCTCTACAAATACTTTTGAATTTATCGTGTTGGCAAAAAGCAGACCCATTACATTCTCTACAAGTACTCTTGAATTTATCATGTTGGCAAAAAGCAGGCCCATCACATTCTCTACAATTACTCTTTCGTTTACCATGACTACAAATCTGAGAACCATCACATTCTTTACAACGATCCTTTCGTCTGTTATGCACACATTTCTTTGGTTTACTCATTGTATTGTATTAATCTAATTTTCATTTTTGAATAAAAGCCTTTAAAGAACAAAAATACAAGAGTATATTAACAAATGGTGGTTATGACACTATCTATGGAAAATAAAAAATTAACATCCTTTCCAAAGGGTATCCGATGGGAAAAAAATTGCGAATATATCTTAAAACTGGACGGTAATCTCCTCACAGAATTACCAGAGAACTTACCCGACAATATTACTGAAATTCATTGCAGTAACAATAAATTAATGAAAATACCTAGGGCGCTGCCAAGATTTCTTCAAAAATTAATTTGTAATAACAATCAAATTACAAATGTTCAATTTTCACTATGTAATTTGACGCATATAGAATTGAATTACAACCTAATTACCGAGATTAAAGACGCACTTCCCTATAAATTGGTGTCTTTCCAAGCGACCAATAATCAATTGACTGAATTTCCGATGTGTATTCCCGATACACTAGAATATTTAAATTTGAGTAATAATAGGATACGTAGGATTAGTGACGTAGTTTTCCCAGAATCGCTTCGAATTTTACAGTTGGATAGCAACGAAATATCCACAATTCCATCCGAATCGCTTGCAGACACGTACAGTCTTTTTTGCATAGTATTGAGTAATAACCGGATTAAACAATTACCGACCACACGATTTTTACCATTGAACTGTTCCATTTTTAATGTGAGTGGTAATTTCATTGAAAGTGCTGAAACGCGGTTTCCAAGAATGTTATCCCAATTATTAATGTCTGATAATCAATTAACTTATTTTGATTGTACTGATTTACCAAGGCTAACAAAATTAGATTTATCAAACAATAAATTAATTTCGTTTCCTAAAAACATTGGAAACCATTTGAATAGTCTTTCATTGAACTACAATGAAATTACAAGAATACCATTTGAACACCTCCCAGAAACATTACAGTATCTTTCACTTAATGGTAATAAAATCGGATATGTACCCGACGTAATTCCAAAGAGTATCAAAATAATTCAATTGGAAAACAATCCGCTTTTTTATTTTGTTCAACGCGAAAATTTACTCATTGCAACATCCAATTATACAATGAACTTTAGAACGATTGAAGAAATGAAAGCATACAAATTGAGTCTTGCAAAATGGATGGGAACATTGGTACAAGAACGCGGAATTTGCAAAATGATTGCGGAATACATTTGACGTAGTGAAGTGAGCCGAAGGCGAACGAATGTGTATTGTTAATTGCCAGGTGAATTTAGTCGTGCCAACATTTCAGCGACAATTGAAGAAATGATAGTATCTTGTGGAATTTCTACAGAAACTCGCACGTTATCGGACGGTGTATCCGGCGTTTCTTGTTGAGCATTAACACAATTTTCACAGGTGTTGCTGCCTTCACAAGAACAATTTTGTTGTTGCGTTTGAGTTGTACGTGCTGACATACTTGCCGATACTAATTACTTTTTCATTTTTGGATATCAGGTTAAAAGCAAAAATGTAAAATATGATAGAGCCGATGTAGTTAAAATGTATAACAGGTGGCTGTTAACCACCCGTCGGGAGATCGATACTCCCCGTTGGCTTATTCTTCTCATAGCTCAGTAGAAGAGCAGCAGACTGTAATTGGTATGCCGAAATCTGCGGGTCCTTGGTTCAATTCCAAGTGGGAAGATTTATTTTTATTAAAAGAACTTTCGCCCGGTTAGCTCAGTCTGGTAGAGCAGCTATCTTATCAATAGTAGGTCACTCGTTCAAATCGAGTACTGGGCATTACTTTTTAAATAATGCATAATTATTATTTAAAAATGTTGTTTATTCCGTAAGAAAAACATCTATAAATCGCTGCGTAGATTCATAAATAGAAATATAAGGAAGAAAATTATGACTTGTTGTTGCAATAATTAGTTGAATTATAGTTTCAGATTGGCTTGCAACACGGAAAATCATAGAGTTAGTATTGTATCATTTCACTTTTGACAAAATTTATTTAAGAAATCGTTGGTCTTCATTTCTCTGTGCAAAATAGTCATAAATATCATCCAATAGTCCTTGTGGACACTTTTCCGTCGGGACAAGTAATCCGTCTTTGTTTGTAGTGACCATTGTAAATGGGTCGTATTGATGTTCGACTAAAATTTGCCACCTTTCCGAGTACCGTCTGAATTTTTTGCTCCCGTGGAAATGATGCCGAATCACTCCTGGCGTATATCCGATGGTCAATCCCTTGCATCGCTCCTGGTATTCTAAAATACTTTTCTTGTATCCTGGTGAAACATTATTATGAAAAGACATACTTCCCTTGTTAATCCATGACAATGCCATGTGATGGTCACCAGACCCAAGAATACCATACTGAAACAATCCACCCATCTGCTCATATGCTTTTCTTGTGCACGCATACCCAAAACCAGGGTGCCACTGGTTTTTAGGGTCACCTCCCTTTGAATAGGGTCGTGCATGACTGTATTGATAGCCAAAACTAGGAAAAATATTCATGGCATTTTGGCTAGCATCCATATCTACTGCGTGTCCAAATAATTGTACAATGTCATATTCTTTCAGAACAGCAAGTGTATCTTGTACCCAATGTGGACTATCAAATTCAATATCAGCATCAATCCATGCCATGTTTTTCCATTTCTTTGGGAGTAATTTTTGAACTCCAAGATTTAATAGATTTTCCTTATGCCATAACGCTGGTGTATCTGTGCGAATTTGTAGGTGGTTTTTATTTGTGGGAACCGTGACACGAAAGGCGTCTTGATTGTGTGCTAGTTCTACCACAAATAAATTGACATGTGATTCTTCACGTTCAATGCGCTGGCAGAATTCTTTACACAATATAAATCGAGATGCATACTGACAAGGGTTTGATACACAAATAACTACGTTCAATTTTTCTCTTGTAAAGTGGTGTCGCTGAATCGCATTTTTTATCTTGTTTTCTCTGTATTCAATGTTATCTATACAGACACCTGAAATCAGCGTCATGCACTCACTACCTTACTTTTATACAATACAATAACTATTCATTTTGAACGAATTAGTCAACAATAACGCAATTTGTTAAAAGGTATTCTTATTACTTACATCTGAACGTAACAAGTTGTTTTATTAGAAGGTGCGTCGTATTTTTGTACACTGTGGTCGCATCTGATAATAATGCACACATTTTCGAGTACGAGCTATCTGGACACACTAGCGTTTTTGCGACTAGCATGATTTTAAATTGTAGTAATGTGTTGTAGTTTGCAAAAATGACACGATTGGGGTATCGTTCAGTAAATTGATTCAAAAAAGCAATATTTTCAAAGGTTCGAACAGTTCGTGTTTCATTAAATATAAGTGTGTTTGGTACACCTCCTTTTAGTTTTTTAGCAACAAGATAAATACTCGTCATTGAATCCTGGTGAGTAACAAGATGAATATGACTTATTATACATGATGGTAATTTAAAACGTCTGCCATTAAACAGCCAACGAGGTATTGTTTTAAATTATTGCCAAAACCGCCTGATAGTTGTATTTCCACACATGACATTCTTTATTGCGTTGTGTTGTTGTATTGTACCGTATCCTTTTGAAAATGAAAATGTAATGTAAAGTAATGGAACGTGTTGTTCATGGGGATTGTCTTGAAGAAATGAAAAAATTGGATGACGCAATTGCACAAATTGTGATTGCAGATCCACCATACAATATTGGAAAGGATTTTGGAAATAACAGCGACAAACAAAAAATGGATGAATATTTAGTGTGGTGTGATCAATGGATTGCAGAATCGCTTCGGGTTTTAAAACCGAATGGAACGTTATTTATTTATGGTTTTAGCGAAATCCTCGCGCTTATTTTACCACGAGTTCCTGAAAATATTCATCGGAGATGGATTGTATGGCATTATACAAATAAGACGGTACCAAGTTTAAACTTTTGGCAACGTTCGCATGAAAGTATTCTTGTATTGTGGAAAGATACTCGTGTATTTAATCGTGACTCCATTCGCGAACCTTATACAGAATCTTTTGTAACTGGTTCTGCGGGTAAAACGAGAACTGCTACTGTCGGAAGATTTCAGAAAATTGGGACAGAAACAACAGTGTATACAGCACATCCACTCGGAGCACTTCCACGAGATGTCATTAAAATTCCTACATTAGCAGGCGGAGGTAAAGAACGAGTCAATCATCCTACACAAAAGCCACTTTTGTTATGCGAAAAGTTATTGAAGTCTTGTATGCAACAAGATGGGAGTCTTGTTGTGGTGCCTTTTGCTGGTTCTGGTTCAGAATGCGTTGCTGCAAAAATGTTAGGACTTTCGTTTATTGGTTATGAACTTAACCCAGAATATATTTCCATTATTAATGAACGGTTACTTTCAGTGACTGGTCCTGCTGAAACGGATACAGACAAGCGTCATGTGAATTATTGGAAAAATCTAAAATCATTTAGTAGTATTAATTATCATGATACACAACATGCTTATTATGAAGCAAACGGTGCATCTCCAGAAATATTACAAATGGTACAATTAAACTCTAAAAAGTTTGGTTCGGTTTCCGAGAATATTATCAAGGAATTACTTAATATTGGTCCGCGAGAAAATACACAACATGATGGGATTCTTGATGGCAAAAAAGTAGAAATTAAAGTAGGGCGGTACTTGCAGTGGTCAACAGATTGTATGTGGCAACACATTGAACCCGATCATGATTATGAAGTGTTGGTGTGTTGTTTATTAACATTTACGGGGTGGGAAATTTATACAATTGATAAAGAATGTATTCTTTCATTAATTGAAAAGGGTACTATCAAAAAACAGGGGAAACAAGGATACCTAGTTCGGCGATCACAAATTGTAGAACATTTGACACAATTAAATTAATTCGCATATGAGGTCTTCTAAAATACCAAGATGGTTAATAAAGTCATCAGGTGGGTCTACGCTGGATACTAGTGAAATTGTACCAATTTGTTTACCAAGATGTTTTAGTGGATACAATGTAAAATCAGATATAGCTGTTTTATTAATGCTTGCAATTGTTTTTGTTACGTTAGAATCCTTTTTAATAATGGATACTTCGCCACTAGCCGATTTAAGAGTTGTCATAATTTTAAATAATATTAATGATACTAATTCTTTTTTACCAAGAAGTACGTTTGTTTCTACAAGAATATTTAGATCTTTCTGCAGGGTATCCATAACCAATGCCGTTTCTGCCTCTACTGAATTGCGAGGGGCAATGTCGCTGTCGTCATCTACCGCACCACCACCAAAACAACACATGCAATTTTTTAGGTTAGGAAATGTAAAATTAATCGTGCCAAATATACTGGCGACCTGTCCCATTACTATTAATACACACATTAAAAAATCGTCAAAAATGAAATAACAAGTAACTACATACACTAGCAATGGGTACTCGTGGTTCTATCACTATTAAATATCAGGGAAAACGCTATACAGTTTGGAACCACTATGATTCATATCCTAGTAGTTTAGGCCAGGCACTGGTAAATATTATTCTCAAAAATATTGATATTACACTAGAAGAACTATTAGGACAAATTACGGAAATTACGGACACAGACGTGCCCATTGAAATTGACACTGAAACGTGGACGGATTACACATGGAAATATATTATTAACCTTGACAAAAAAATGTTTGTAATCAGGATTCCTGATTATAATGGATATACTGGCATTTGCTATTTTCGAACGGTTGATAAAGTTTCCTTCTCGGAAATTCACACCCTTGATATGTTTGAACTTGACGATCATGAAGACGACTAAAATTCACTAAAATTGAAATGAATGATAAATACTATACTATACTAACGATGGGCGGATCCTGTAATCATTGCAATCATCGGTGTTGTGTTAATGGCGAATCTGGTAATGTAATTAGTGGTAGTTGCATTCATTGTAACACACCCATGATTTTATGTACAAATACGGGCGATCATCCAAATAGGATAAATGGCGAAGCATGTGGATGTGCTGATAAAGATACTTGTGATTGGGTTTGTGATGACTGCAATCCCGAATACACGTTATGCCAGTTATGTGAAGATGACTGTCATCCTATGGGTACAAAGTCTCATACATGTAATGTGTGTCATCATGACGTTTGCGAAGAGTGTATTGATTCGGATGGAAATTGCAAGGATTGCAATGGAACATTTGTACAATATTAATTTGTATGATTAAAGTAAATAATAGAATGTCATCTCGTGTATTAATACCCGATACTACAAAAGATGAAAAAAAGGATTTTATTTTAAATAAATCATTTATTCAGTATGCTAAAAGTGCTGGGGGCCTGACTCGTAAATATGAACCTTGGACTCTTATTACAAAAGAATACTTGCCAGGATTAAAAAAGGATAAGGATGTCATTGTCAATTTACTTTTGAATAATAAAACACTAGATTACGTTGGATATGGTAAAATAGAAGTGCGTGACCAACAACTTACGTCACCACGTCCATTTTTAGAAATTAAAAGTGAAATAGATAACATGAATAAAACAAAGGGTACACGTAAATCAGTGTTTGAATTAGAAAAGAAATATATTCATAGTTACTATAAAGTCCAAATGGTTCCTATGGAAGCAACAGATCCATTTAATAGTTCTACTGAAATATCTAAACTTGCAAATCATGTACCCAAAACCGTTTATATACGTCCACATATTGAACTTGTATTGGACGAATCCTTCACATTACCGTATGTGCTATTTGAAGTTTACTCGGAAGATAAAGATGCCGATGGGAAATTTGTAAAACTAGAAAATTATCGCGCTACTGTTTCGTTTCGTTTAGAAGAACCTTTTCCACGAAAAGTTGCACAGGATATCAGTATTTTGAATAGTAATCTTGCCACACTAAAAAAGAATGAAAAATTACGACGAAATTCTAATTCTATGAAACGAGAATCGTTATCTAAAGACTCAACTAGTACTATGAGTGATACTACTACGGGCGATTCAGTCATTTCAGAAGATGCATTGCCTGCCATGCGAAGCCCTGTGGCACTGAAGGGTGGGAGAATGAATGCATGTGCATGCGGGTGCTTACCGTCTCAGGTGCTTAATGTTGTTGGGATAAAGTATACCAAAAAGAATAAGCATGACGTATTACGTAACAGTATTGTATTAATACCACGAAAAGTATTGATAGATACGTTGAAACGTGCTGGAAAGCCCACATACGGTTCCAAGAAAGATTTAATTGAACGACTATTCTAAACACACAATTACCAGTGTTCTTCTACCGTACCAACAATGGAAATAGTACCGTGGTTCCAAGTGACTTTGCAGTAATACTTGTGGGTCGTAATCCAATATTTTTAAATTCATTTGGCAAATCAATCGTTGTCGTGCCATCACTTGCAAATGCGATTGTAGACCATACAATAGAACCACCTGTCAATCATTATCTTTAAAGTATTTTTGGATATATTCAATACTAGTTATAGAATAATTTATACATTTCCTGCATCGCTGCCCAGATCTAAAATTATCAAATCTTATATTTGATATATTGTTACAACTGCATTTATATTTCAATAAACCTCGTGCATTTATATATTCTTCAGATATTAGTTCGCAACCATTATCTTTAAAATATTGGCGGACATATTCAAATGTCAATTTTCTCATTACATTTATATAGTCTTTTCATTATAAATCATATTTATTTAAAGAATTATTCAATTGATTATTGACACGAATAAAGGTACAACATTTAGAAAATGAACGAAGATCCTTTGCGCCAATATAACTACCACAACTTCGCAATCCACCCAATATATCTAAAACTGCATTTTCTACAGAACCTTTATAAGGAAGTTTGACAACTTTTCCCTCTGAAGTACGATAATTTGCAACACCTCCGCTGTATTTATTCATTGCATGACTACTCGACATTCCATAAAATAGTTTATATTGCTTACCATCAGGATCTGTAACAAGTTCTCCACCACTTTCATCATAACAAGCAAACAAACTTCCGATCATGACAAAATCTGCATTAGCACAAAATGCTTTGCATACGTCTGCTGGTGTGATAATTCCTCCATCACTCATGATGCGCCCACCTACACCATGACAATCATTCTCTAAAATCATGGACAATTGTGGATATCCAACCCCAGTTTTTTCACGTGTTTTACAAACACTGCCTCCACCCACACCGGCCTTAACTATATCTACACCACAATTGATAATTAATTCTTCCATCATATCATTTGTACAAACGTTCCCGGCAATAATGACAATATCTGGATACATTTCAGATACCTTTTTACAAAATTGTGCAAACGCCAACATGTAACCATTCGCTACGTCGATACACACAAACTTCGGCTTTAGTACTCTGATGAATTGTTGCAAATTTGTAAAATCATTATCCGAAATACCCGTAGAAATTGCATAGTAATTAGAGTCAAGGTCTAGTGGAATATCAAATAGGTTGTAATGCTTGTGTAAACATGTAATCATTTTGTACTTTGATAACACATAATACATTTCCAGTGTGCCGGTGCTAGACATGTTGGCGGCTACCACAGGGACCCCGGACCACTTGAATTTGATGGTTCCGTCTCGACGTTTAAAAATAAATTCCCGTTCCAGGGAAACTTCGCTACGAGAACTTAGTGTGCTCCTCTTGGGGCGAATAAGTACATCAGAAAAATCTAGTTTGATATCGTTTTCAATCTTCATTACTTTACTTTTCTTTGTATTTTCATTTTTAAATCAAGGAACTACTACACTGTAATGGACATTGACGTTCGGTGTAGTGTCTGCAATCATATTGAGTTTTTACCATTGAAATGTAAAAAATGTTTTAAAATTACATGTACTACCCATTCCTCTACTACGTCTCACCCGTGTATTCCTGTTATCAAGGAACCTATACCCATAAGGACCGAAATAAGAACAGAATATTGTCATCAAAAAGAATGTACGAAACGTACACTTGTATTGATTCAATGTGAAAAATGCCGCGTTGATTATTGTGTAAAGCATACATACATACATGAGTGTCGTCCAGCTTACTTGCGTAGTCGTTTACTTTGAATAACTTGAACACCATTTACAGGTGCTGGTTGAACCATGGGAGCAGGAGCTACTACGGATGCCTTTTTACCACCGGCTTCAAAAATAAATACGCATGATAAAAATAAAACAACTTCAATTACTAGTGCATACACCGGGACGTACATTAGGGATACCTTACCACCAAGAAATCCAAAGAAATACAATATTGCAGAAATAATAGCAAATACACCGAGTGTCACTGCAAGTGACGAGTATTTGTTCCGTACAATCAAATCAACCAATTCATAATCCATTAAAGCCATTTATGTATATCAATAAAATAATTACAAAAAATCAATAATAATCTTTTCAACATACATTGGTAATAAATGTTGTATCATTTCCACTGAACGCATTGAAATGATACGACGATACCACCCGAGTAACATTTTTTGTTGATAACCTTTATTAAATAATGTACTTGTATTAATAGTATGTTCAAACTGTTTTAAAACCATCTGATCATTGTAATTTAAATTATGCATCATGATAAAATCAATTGTATGTGTAATTTCAAAGGAAGTCCATGAACGTAATAAATGTAAAGTATCTTCACCATACATTCTTACTCGTTCATTGATAATACACTGTAACCGGTTGTTGTCTCTTTCAAAATGAAAATACACGAGATCCAATGTATCCATTACTCTTACTATTTACATTTTTTTAGTAAAGTAATCAGTGATGGGTTTAATTCCACGAGCTTTTAACTTTTCTGCCTGTAGTAGTGGATTGAATAATCTTTTTGTCACCATCTTTTCCTTATAACTCAGAATCTTATCGGGATCGTCCATTCCGAGTGTTTCTTGTGTGTCTTCCTCAAAAATGGCAAGTAGCTGTAACAGTGGCTTCATAATTTGATTGGAAATATAATGACAATAATCTATTTTTAGATTATGTTCAGTGATGTACTCTGGATCTTCTACATGATCTCCCTGTGCTAATTTGTCTTTACCCGAAGCTTGCATACAAGCTAGTTCTTCTGCCTTTGAAAGTTGAATATAAATAAAGGGGATACGATCATTGTATTTGATGGAAGAGTCGCCTCGTGCTTTCCTTCGCCGAACAAGCATGATATGAGGTAATTCTGTTTTTAGTTGACCCATAACGCGAAGTTTTGCCTGAACTTCCTTATTTGTAGGATCAATACCAATTTGTCGTCGCAGTTTCAGTACAGTGTCGTTGTGTTCCTCTGTCGCAGTCTTTTTGTATGCCTTGGTGACTGTCAGAAACTCCTGTGGAAACTTTCCGCTACAAAGTTCCTTAATACTTTTTTCTACAAAAGTACATGCCTTTTTTGGATCTTGATCAAATAGAATACTTTCCAGTGCCCCCTGGAAAATGTATTTGACAATCCTGGCATTGTCTCGGCGTTGCAACACAATTCCCTTGTTGTCAATTTTCTTGAACTTTTCTGGGTTAAAATCATACATGACACCAGAGTACCTCTTTTTAGAATACAGGATATATGGATAATATACCTTTTCATACTCAAGTGTGTGTGGATAAGGTAGTTTGCTTGATACAATTTGCTCTACATGTTCTCCACATTTGATAGAATTCCGGAGAACTTCAATACGTTGTTCCTTGGTAGCATTCTCTGGCGTTTTTAGATACCGGACCATAATACTATCGGTATTAAATGAGACTATATTACCAATACCAGCACAAAACCTATTGTTAGCAGTTTGAATATCATACACAAAGTCTGTATATTGTTCTTGAAGAATTTCAATACCAACAATTTCATTATCATTTAATTCATTTTTTAAGAAAATATTAAATTTGGTTTCAATATCTTTGTTATCATAATTAATTGTTTTATTTCTAAGCAATTGAAATACCTTTTTATTAATTAAAATCTTAGTTCCAATTTTACAATCGGATGGTTTAAGAACTTTATTATTTGACCCAATAAGAGAATGATCCTCTGTGATATCAATTGTACTTGTATTGGTAGTAATTCTATAAATCTTTTTCAGTGTCTTATGCCGAATAACTTTTTCAATGTCAACAAAATGTTTTGTAGATAAAACCTGATACTTAGACGCATTCGCTTGTTCTTTAAATTGTCGGTTAGAATTGTAATCACCATCAAGTTTATTAAAAAGTTCATTTATAAAAGATTGTTGTTTTTGTTGTAGTTCGGTTTCAAAATCATATGTTTTATTATTTACATAATTGATACAAACGTTAATATCATTAGAAATAATTTCTGAACGTTTTCCATTCATTTTAGCAACGCTACCCCTATAACCTCCACACTTACGTTCATATACTCCCTTTATACCAGTAGAATTATTAGACTGTACTTTTTTATAATATTGATTTTCCATAACATTCACATATCGCAAATTAGCTTTGCGATTATCAAATCCATTCCCATTAATATGATCAATAATACGGTCTGTTTGGATTGCCTGACGATAACCTCTTGGCAATTGTGTAATAAACTTATTCATAATTAGATTATGTAGTTTTTTAATTTTGTGGTCATCTGTATCATAATAGGTTATATAATGAGTCGTTTTATCTGGTTGAATAAATATACTATAATTATCTAAAATATCCAAATCAGAATAATCAATCAATGTATACTTATCATTAATATATACTTTACAATATTTACCATAATTATCTTCCATTATATCATATGTTATAGTAGTCAATTTATTACCTCGGTTTCTTTTTGGTTTTATCAGCCCAGATTCTAATAATACAACATTTATTGGGTTATATTCTGCATATACTGTTTTGAGCGAGTTCTCGATTAATTGTTTCAATATAGGGACTATTTCCGGGTTCTTAAATTCATTATAATTATTCCATTCTGTTGATAGTTCTTGAATTTCCTTAATATAAATCTGGCCCGTTTCTTTATCTTTTACAATTACAGGAGTATCTGGCATAACTGAATCGCCATAAATCAATTCGGATTCCGGGTAAAGCTCCGAGACTTGTGATGCAGCAAATTGGAGCATCTGCCTTCCAACAGCCGTACAAGCTGCCGCTGCGGGTTTGCATGCACAAGATCCAAAACTGGCCCCAAGTGCGCCATACACGCTGTTTGCAGTAAGCTTGTACGAAAGTTGTAGGCCTTCCAGGATAAATTTGCTGAATGGGTCGGTTTCCGCTGCCATGAGCTTCTTGGTGGCTTTACGCGAAGCGAGTAGATTCATAAGAACACGAGGAATAATACCACGACCTGGACGATCCGTTTCCTTTTGATCCCCTGTAATTTCTCCTGGTTTGACAAAAGAATATACAGTGGTATCATCAATACGAATGTCGTTGAGTTCAATATCAGAGTAGTCTTTATGTTTATTCACAATGAGTGTATCTGGACTTAGATTGTGGCTAATAATAGAACTAGGATATAGACTTGCAAAATCATTGCATACTACAGGATCAAAATATCCACCCACTTTTGCGTCAAGTACAGTGGCCCCTTGAAACTCGTCGCTACCATCTTTTCGTTCCGTATCTGGGATAAGATATCCATCTTCCATACATTGTTTGGCAATTAGTGAGTATGCCTTGATACCCTGACCACGAAGGAAGAGAAAGCTCATGGGTACATAACAAACATTTGCCATACCAATTGTATTCGCAAGGACTTGGAGTTTATCCAGAAGAATATTACACAGAACGTTATCTTGGATACAATTATGAACAACCGCGCCATTTGCAACAAAATTATGAGTATCCTTTACTTCAATATCATATACATTTTGCATTCCTATACTCTTTTTATCAATAATACTCATATAATAACAAGGACTATAAATATCATTCCGTTTAACTACATGGCTTTTTGAATTAGATAAACTAGTAAATCGGTCGTACGCTCCTATCATTTTTGTATATTCAGTTGCAGAGGGAAAATGTTCCTTTTTAAATTTAGAGTTGGTAGGTTTGTAATTATGATTCATATTTACTTGCCCTTTTCCAGGTAAGGAATAATGTTTATTGAAGATTGGTTCGTTAGTTTTAAGTTCGCCATGAGCCATTGCAACGGCATGGTTTATTTGCATACCAGTTTTGCGCAATTCCAATACACGATTACAAACCTGTTGAAATTGCCTGGTAGTTTCTTGGCGAAGTTTATAATAGGATGCGGCAATTCCTAAACGATATGTTTTGCTAGCACAATAAGCATAGCCAATCTTTTCATAATATTCTATTAAATCTTCCTGTTTAATCATTACATTTTGAGTATACCCATTTCCAGATTTATTTTTTTTAACATTTTGAATTACAGAGTTAATTCCAAACTTTTCAAATAATGATTGTAAATCGTTCATATACACCGATAAATCATCCAAATACTCTCGAGTTTTTGACTGACCAAATCCAACACTACTAAATTTATCAGCCGACAAACATGGGCTATGACCATCACCTCCCATTAATCCTTTTAGAAATTCCCGAATAATCCACAGAGGACATTCTGGTGTTTTTATAAACGATGGCATGCCGCTTGGCGAATTCATTCTTTGCCCAACATCAATACCATCAATGCTCAATATCATTTTTGTTAGTTTCATTGGTAAAACAATATCAAATGTACGTGATGTTTCACGAATTGCTGGTAATTGACCAGTTAGAGTATGAATATCTTTTTGGATAGATTTTGCATCAATCATTGTACCCATGAAAAGTTTACCAGAATTATATGTATATTTTGTTACACCTTGTACATAATTTTTATAACAAGATGACTTATATATACCCCCATCTGTAGTTAAATATCCAATAATTCGTGATAATATACAAGCTTCGTTATATTTTAACGTTCCAATTTCATCTGAAAAATTGAATGTTTGTGTATATTCTTCATTGTAATTAACGAGGGCTGGTTCTGGATTAAATAATACATTATCTTGTTCTGTTAAATGTTGTGCCTCAATCCACCCATTCTTCGTAAGAATTTGATGATCTTTAGTACATGATATTTTAGTACCATCCATAAAGGTTAATTGAATACAATCTTGTTGGCCATTGTTAAAGAAATGTGTTTTTTCCGATGTTGAAAATCCACCATTTTCTACCCATGTTACAACATCAGTATTCATATGTTCAAGACTTTTAATATCAACCGAACATGAAGGCAATGATACTCGTGTACCCTCGACAAAACAATATTTAGCAACAATAGCCCGTTTATCTGATGTTTGATTTTGAAAACTAAAGATTTCAGATACTTTGATATCATCTTTTTTAAGAGTCCATTCAATAACTCCTCGTGTTTCAATAAACTTTTGAAGTGTATCTAGGGAACCTTCTACAATAATTTTATCTGCTTGAATTTTGCGAATTTTAAACTTGTATTTATCAGAGTGTTCATAAGGCGACAGCTTGTCAATAAGAATAGAAATATATTGACCTTCTTCTAATGATTCCACAGAATTGACGGTGAGGAATGTGCTACGTTCCTTGGCAACGCATTTTGTAATTTTGCCACGGATAAATTCACTGGCTACATTGTCTAATTTGTAGCTTTCAAACTTATAGTCGCGCTGAACTACTTTATAGAGATCAATGAGTAATCGCCCAGGAGAATCCATGTAGTGCATTTCATTAAATCCAAGAGCCGATGAACTCAGTGTTTTATTTTTGAGTGAACTAGAAAACTTCTTGTACCTACTTGTATTAGCAAAATCTTGTAGAATGTTTAGTTTTTGTGCACGTTTATATAAATATTTAAAATCGAACCCATAAATGTTATATCCAGTGATTACATCTGGATCTAGATTGTTAATGTACTGAATCCATGCAATTAGAACTTCTTCTTCCGTTTCGTAACTCTCTACAATAGCTCCGGGAATGTCATCACAAGATTTTAATGTGATGATGTGTTTGGATGTAATAACACCTGCTTTACCAAAGGTAGATACGGTGGTGCCAATTTGAGTGACTGTATCTTCATCCATTTCTGGATCTGGAATACGAATATGATCACCGGAATAACATTCAATATCAAACGATGCTTGAATAAAGGGAGCCACTTGATTACCCATGTCTGCTGGTATTACATTTTTAAAAGAACTTTGGATGTCAATTTTACATTTACTAATAGAACATTCGGTGTAATTACTTACAGTTGCCCAGCCAGCGGGCTGAATTTTTTGTTCATGAAGGAAACGAAAAAATGGCGTTAGTTTACTTTCATAAAGTGAAACATGAAACCCAAGTGACAGTGGTTTAATACTCTTTTCAGATGGTTTGCCGTCATCCCATACAGTCTTCTTCCCAGATAAAATACTTTTGGTATCGTTGAAAAGTGAATAACTACCAAAGGTTAATTTTACAAAGGTATCTTTTTTATAATGATTAAATCCATAATAGTCCATTCGCTTTACGATTTCAAGTGTATTACGTTTGTCATCCTTATAAAATCGTATTTTTTCTTCCAGTTCATTTTTTAATTTTGTAATGGAAAAAGTATCGGGAACTTTAATAAAAAAGTATGGGTGAAAATCATTTACCTTTACATGAACCGAATCACCACTTAACGTTTTGCCAAATAAATGGATAGAATATTGTTTCTTTTCACCATAAAGGTCATATTCGTCTTTAGCATCAATATCTACAATCTGAAATGTGATATTGGTGGTCATTCTATTATTTTACAGTAGTCTTTCATTTTTAGTCTAACGGTATTAGTCTAACGAAGAGTACTTTAGTTGAGCATTGGGCGCTGCCGGAAGATACATGTCATCACCAAGGGGAAGACTTGGCATTTCTTGAGGAGTCTTTTTTACAGATACAATAGTTGGAACCTTGGTTTCAGAATCCATGACAATTTTAACTTCGGGAATACGAGTTTGTGCGGAAGCAGTGACTGTAGGTAGTGATACTGGCATTTTTTCGTTATTGTAGATCAATAAAATAATTACACTGGGTAATTGTATTTTTGTAATTCAATCCCAAATATTTCACATAATTTTTTAGATTCCTCAATATCCCTGTAATCTTCAGTGTAAACTACACGTTTTACCCTGGCGGCGGCTAGTAACTTGACACATCCTGTACATGGGGATAATGTACCATACAATATACTATCTTCAAAATTGCTTTTAGCGTAAAGTAAAGAGTTTGCCTCTGCGTGAATGATCAGACGATGTACGGCTTCACGGTCATCCCAATCTACAATTGTACTTTCGGGTATACCTGCTGGTAACCCATTAAATCCAGTTGAGATCAATTTATTATCTTTCATGGACACTAATACACACCCAACCTGACGCTTTATATCAGCACTTCGTAACTTTGCAACATGAGCCATTTTTAGAAAATAGGTGTCCCATGTAATTCGTTCCATTACATTTCACTATAATTATTTTCTAAAGTTAAGGTAATACATAAAAAATGTCATTCAATCGCTTGAAAGATGACCCCGAAACTTATAACGTAGACCAGCAGGAATCCCGTCTTCAGGGCATGTATCAACTCACTAATGAGTTTCGTAGCTTCATAGGCAATTGTACCCCCTTTGAACGAGGTACCATGTCCAACACTAGCATTTCTAGCATTGTGGATGATGAATCAGAACTTCACAACCTGTCGCGAACTCTAACAAAGAATCCACAAGAAGAATTTCCCTTTAAGAAAATGCCACTGAAGTTTACTCCCAAGGACACATCATGTAACCTTGATGGTTTCTTTGACGGTAAGTTTACACAAATGTCTTATATTGAAAACCAGCAGGATATCAATGTCGAGCGAATGGATAAGGATACCCTATTAACTGACCCTCAAGATGTCGAGAAGCTACCCACCAACACTCGGAGTGGGCTAAACACTCGTTTGTATTTTCGCGACGCTCATCCAACCAAGTAATTCACTGGGTTTATAAATTCCTTTTCTTTATAAAAATCAATCGTACTTTTTAGTACCATTAATTTTAACTTTTTCTTATCTGGATTCCGACGCCAATAACTCGGATTTTTTCATTTTCATTTTAAAACTAAAAATGAAATTATTAACATATCATTAGAATGCAGGAATACAGTTATGTCATTGAAGACAATAGTATTAATCTAGAAGATTACGAATTCAATGAATGGACTGTGGGTATTACCCCGATCGTCAAACCAAAACCGAGCGAATTATCACATTCAACGCGGACGGTAACATTGTCATTGTGTCCAGAAATTGATTTTGAACAATACAACACATATTATCCTAAATTCAAAGAACTTGGTGTGTCAGAAGATGATTTTAAAGGAACAATTACTTCTCGAATTATCAAGGATGGTATCAATTTAGATGATTTTTATAAAGCACTAGTCGCAAAAATTAAAAAATCAAAGGGTAAATACAATTCAGAATATCTTTCAAAAATTCTTCCTACAGAATCCAACTTTATAGACATTGAAAAATTGTATACACATACCGAACTAACACTTGACGAAATCAATTCCATTGTTATCAGAGACCATCCCATTCGTAGTATTACTGGATATACTACAACAAAACGAGGATTTCGCAATCAAATTACATTTAGGATACTGAGTCGGGTAGAAGAAACAAATCATAAAAAAACTTCAAAAACGCCTAGAAATATTAATGTCATGTTGTTCCAAAATGGAAAATGTACCATTACCGGATGCCGGAGTTCAGAGGAAATTACAAATATTGTCAATATCATTATAGCACATATTTCTAAAATGAATGATGCGGGTAATTGCATTACTCGCCCCGAATACAACAAATTACATATTGAAGATACAGTGTGTCATTCAATGAATTATCATTTTAATTTAAATTTTGCGATTGATAACTCTCAATTATATACTATTCTACAAGCAGAAAATGAAAAGAGTAATTTCAAGTTATTTTATTTTTTAGATTTTGATCCAGAAAGATTTGCTGGATTAAAATTTCGTTTTAATGAAGATCCCGAACGGAATTTTAAGGGTAGTCTTTGTATTTTATTTCAAACGGGAAGTATTAATATTTACCGTAGTTCTAGCGAAACGGAAATTGAGTGGGTTTATTCCAAGATTAATGAATGGGCGACACAATATTATGATGAAATTAAAGCTTAGTTCGCCAAGTCTAAATAGCTTAAATTTGCAAGCGTAATGTCTCGTTCTTGTGGGTGCGAGTACTTGGCCCATTCTATTCCATGATGAAAATCAAGAGTGTCGTCTAAAAACTCATATTCGTGTATTTTTAAGTGATCATGTACTAAAATCATAATTTCTATCCTATCAAATTGATGTACTAAATATTCTGGAATAATATCTTCCACTTCAATACGTTCTAGAGAGCCATTAAAGAATGGAAAGGGTCCCGCCTTGTTTTTTATGAGAGCTGTAATATCCAAATCTCTGTTAAAAATAACAGATAATATTTTAATATCATCCGTTTCTTGTTCGTGATTATTGTCATTGACATTGTCATCTTCAAAAAAAGAAGATATATACTCTAAAATTTTAGCAAATAATGTAAGAAAATTCATTGCCTTTTACTTTACTAGTTGTATTTTTTTGTTTTAAGAACCAATTTTATTAATTGTTCTCCAAATACCACCGACACGCTTTTGTATAAGTAATGCAGTCTTATTTGCATCACCTGCGCCACCAGATACTGTCAAACGTATGCTACCATCACACGTGGTCCCAAATTGTATAGCATTTGTACAATCGCCAATTGGGTAACTTGTAGGGCATGTATTGGATAATTGAATACCTGCTAACGAGTCGCCAGTAGTCCCGCCTTGAAATACAGTGACTCCAGCTGATGCAATAATATTATCAAGGCCTTTTGATCCAATATATTTATAAAATGATATAAGAGGTGGGCTTGATTCATATACTTGTGATGAAATACTGGCGTAATCATAAAATGTAACAATACCTCCCGTGTTATCAATAAACCATTCACCAAATCCATACGAAATTTCAGTACCATCCGTGCGATATAAATTAAAAAGATAACTTCCGTTTGTATCAAAATTAAATGGTATAATATCTTGTGCCACCCTATTATAAGTACCCGATAAGCCATAGCCACTTGATGGAGTACCCCCGGCATTGTTACCAGGATGACTTACCGAACTAATGGGTGATTCATAGGAACTACCATTACTGCCCAAAACCATGGTTAATGGTACCTTGATATATCGTTTAACGACTCCGTTGCTAGATGTTTTACCATTTAAACTTCCAGCCAATTTGTATACACCAGAATCATCAAGAGAATTGTCCGTAAGTACTGAAAGATCTGATGGTGCAGTGGATGGTATAGTAGTACTCCACAATTGAGAACTTGCAATAACTTGTGGTAATGAATTCCTATTAGGCTCTTCGTAGAATTCATAGGTTTGATTTGTACTTGGCTTACCAAGAGACTTTTTAAACAATAGATTTACCTTTTCGGTGTCTGAGAACGCAGAACCACTCATATTATTATAATTCATTAAAAAATTTGGTTGATTAAAACGGCATTCACTTTACATTTTAGCCCGGTTGAATCGTATATCTTCATATGGTTTACAATTGTTACTATTATCCTTGCATGATTCGCCAATTGTGTATACAAACTTTTTGTAATCTTCATACTCCCGCTGATCACCAGAGGTAGATGGATTGGTTGTAAATTGTCGGTTTGCATTATTTGTATTGTATACGTCTGCAACATCACGGTATGTATCTGCTTCCAATGCTTCTGTTATTTCCTGTTGTATTTCTGGATCATTAACTTTGCATGCAGGTGACGTATCAGGATTGTCCTCAAACATTGCATTCATCAGTGGATTTTCACGCGTAGGGCGGCGACACTCACTATTCGTAGTAGTGTCATCAACGGTTACTAAAACCGCGGCTACAAGAATGGGGTCCGTAGGTGTTATAGTATAGGTAAACACAAGTGAAAATAATATCGGAACAATTAAAAACAAAATATTTTTACGCAATACATACAATACCAATCCAATAATTACAGCACCACGAACAATTGCATTTAATTTTTCGTGAATTTGCATATCTGGTAATGGAATAAATTGATTACTTTGTGTAAATAGAATCGTGGGTTCATCGTACCATGTTGACATCTTATATTAACGCAAGATTAAAAACAATATTATTAGTATTGTCATTAAAAATACAGGTACTATTAGTTGACTTGTACGTATCTCCGTGTATAATTTTACAAGATTATTTGTATGTGAATCAATCCAGGTTCCTTCATGTTTATGAACAACAATTGTATTTTTTGTAATTTTACACTTGGTTTGAACACATGGCTCCAAAAACTCTGGGAGTAATACTGTTACTTTGGGTGATTTTTTACAAATAATTGTAAATTGCCGTGGTCCAGTTGTATTTTGTATTGTATAAAACTTTGATAAAAGTGAATATGTTTTACCAGGCATTTCTACAATACAATTTTTCATAAACGTACTTTTTGGTACAGGGGCATAAATAATACCATTATTAATTGTTTCTGGTAACAACGTACTTGCTAAGCTTTCATAGGTGTACATACCAATGGTACTTACAAATACCTCTGTATCAGGATACTCCTTAATTAAGTGTTCTGGTGATTTTAATACATAGGCATCCATATCTACATATAATCCACCAATATAATATAATATACAATACCGTGCAAAATCAATTTTTTGATGCATATATTTGTATTGTGTGTACTTTTCTAATAATGCGGATGATTTTTCTGCTAATAGTTCAATAATACTGGTATTATCCCAACATTTATAAATACAATTTGGTATATTTTTTTTAATTGTTTGAATATTTTCCTGATATTTTCCTGGTATTTTTGTAGACCCCTGATACCATATTTGATGAACGTACAACAATACAGTCATTCTATCTTACTATTATACAATGTATTTTGTTTAAATTTCGCCAATCAAGTGTATCTCATTACTGTCACATTTTCGCATGACGATTTTAATTGAAACTTCATCGCCTACACAAAGCGATGTTGTACTCAGTGTTTGCATAATGAAAAATGTAAATGGTTCGGAATGAGAAATCCATGCACCAATATTTGTATCAAGAAGGTCCAGTGAGATTGTAGTTGTATCTCCTACATTATAATTTGTAGAATCTACATCCATTGTAAAGGAATAGGTTACATCAGATGATAAATCAGCTGTATTAATAATTCCTTGTGATATATTTTTGATTTTATTAATCTTTTTAATATATCCATATTTTACACATTTTCCTTCAAGTAATACTTTCATTTTTTGAAGAAGTAATTTTGCAATTTCCTTGTTGTTTATATTATCAATTTCCATGAAGGGAAGTGATAACGTATAATTAATAAGAACCATGATATACTATTACTGTAGTTTCATTTTCGGTTATTCATTGTAAATGATAATATTTTCATCTTGATTATAAAAACCAACAGGTATTTTTAATTGATAATGATAGACTACATTGTCAGTATCAATTAAATAGTCTGTGCCATTAAAATTAAAGGGTTTCATTTCTGGTTCATTTATATTAGCTATATTATTAATGATTTCATTGTACTCTTCATAAGTACATTTTTTATTCTTTACCTGCTGAATGAATGAATTAAAGAAAAGTATCTTGCTACGTTTTAATGCGGAATCTATAATTTTATCAATTTCCTTCATTGCTTATGAATCATTACCAATTCATTTTTATTGTAATTTTATTGGTGTAATTTAGAACGTAAATACTGAATAATTTTCAATGCAAGATGATTGGTTGTTGTATAACGAATATTGTATTCGCTGGCAATATTTTTTAATTGTAATAGCTCTTGTGCGGAATAATTGCTACCTGTATTTATTTGCTGCACAGGGGACGTGGCAGAAAACCGCCTGTTGCTATTACTTGATGTATTTGTATAAACCTTTGTATTTTTTATAAATTGATATAATTTTTTAATATTGGGAGACATATCATCTGTATTTTGAGAATTAATATATTCTACACAATTATCCGTGCAAAAATTTTGATTAATTAACTCTTGTGCCATCAACATACCTATAGATACTTCGCTGTTTTCATTAAAAGATGAAACTAATGTTAATAATGGACACCCTATGCCCATTTGTGTTTCTTCAGTGGGTGATGATAGGTACATTTTAAATTGAGAGTAATCTTGTGATATAATTGCCTGACGTAATTGTTCCATTACTATTACTAACGAAAATACAAATTTAAATTAATTCTTCAATACCATTTGGGGCGATTCGTTTAATTTTCAGTGGTATAACGCCCTTGGCAAGTTCCAAAAGGGCAATGGTAAGTGGTGTTTTTATTTTTAGTTCGTTAAAATCTTTTGTAGATAACCTAGTAGAACTACCAAGAGACAATTGTTGTGCTCGAGTACTCAATAAATGTACTCGTTCATATTTTGTTAGTCGTTGAATAGTAGTAGATTCAACGAGGGACTTGTCTATACTGCCATCTTCTTCTAGTTCTGGTTCCTGGTCGTTATCACTTACAGTGTCATCATCTTCGCCCTTATCTGGGTTTGCTGTATAGAATTCATCACTGTCATAATCAAGTCCTTCGTCTAATCCATTAATGTCATCAAGACCATCATCCAATAAAAAATCTTCCTGAAAATCAGGATCATTATTATTGTTTAGTGTGTCTTCTTCGTCCATAATTGCTTTTACTTCTTTCTAGTTATCTTTTCATTTTCAGAGTGTAAAATGGAAAGATACATCCGTGTTTTAACGGGGTCATTTAGAATTGTTTTTAGTAATTTATAATTTTCGTCCGTGTACCGAACACTTGTATTATATGATTTATTATTATAAGAATAACTAACATTAAACATTTTTACTTCCTTCATAGCAGTTGCGATAAACTGATATTGTTCCTCCGTGATGGAATCTTTAATTTTCTTGATAGTATCACTGATTTCAGTTACATTAAAATTAGAAATAGACATGGTAGTTTTGGCAGAGTCTAGTGATTTTAAAACTTTTTGAAATAATTTAATTGCATTTTGCGAAGCAATTTGTTCAGCATCTCGTTTCATGGTGGCCGTACCAGTACCAAGCACATTTCCCAAAAAATCAACAGCGACAACAATGTATGTTTTTTGATGTGGTGGTCCAATTTCACTAATTTTATTGTAAACAGGCGTCAAATTCCAAAACTTTTGAAATAATTCTAGTAATTGATGTTTATAATTAATATCCGTCTTATTAATTTCTGTAAAATCAATATACTTTTCAATGACTGCAATCACAAATTGTTCCACACTGTCCTTGCCCAAATCAAGATACATTGCAAAAACAAATGCTTCAAATGTATCTTCAAGTAATTTATCTGAATTTCTACCAGAAGTATTTTCCATATAATTGGAAATTAGACACCATTTTTGGAACTGTAATGCACGACCAAAAGATGCTAATGTTTTTGAATCTACGATTCGTTGTTTAATTTTTGTGAGATTACCTTCACCTTCGTTGATGTATCTATTGAATAGATACAAACATACAATATTTTCAATAAATGAATCTCCTACAAACTCAAAATTTTCCGCACAATTTTTTTGTAATGGTACACAATTTTTATTAAAATTAAAAATTGTTCCATCCTTTTGCATATATGATTTATGTGTAAATGCCTGAATATAAGGCGCTATATTTTTCGGTGTGTAGTCAAGGTTAACTTTGGCAAATATTTCTTTAACATTTGCCAAAGTAATGAGTTGATTATTTAGATTAAGTTTGCTCTGCATTATAATTTAATATATTTTCATTTTTAGGTTAGACGTAGTATGTATTTATATCGTCTATAAAGGATAATGGATTGATAATAGTAGGAATAGATATTTTCATTGGATATTCCAATTCATTTGCTAACCGACTCTTAAACGATTCTATATCACTTTTACGTACTTTTAATTTATGACCGTCTTCTGTGTAATGCACTGTATTGTTTGGGTCTATCCGTCGAATATTTTGTACTTGATAATCGCCACGTACAATAAAATCTGGAACAATCATTATAAAATCATGAATGTATTCGCCGATTGATTTGTACTTCTTGTGTGTATCTTGTGTGTTAGTGTAGTAGTAATGAAACAACGTGTAATTTTCTTGAATATATTCTTCTTCAGAAACAGAATCAAATAGCGCGGTCGGAGGAGTGTCTGACAAAAGAATTTCGTTATCAATCTCTGCATAATTAATGGTAATAATAGGATAATCTGTGATAACAATATTACCCGGATTGTTAAATGGAATTGTTATCCCATCTAAACAAACAATTGTATGATTGTTAAATATTCCCTTGATTGGAATAGAATAGTCCTTTAATAGTTTGATTGTCATCTTGTAATCACTTGTATACTTTTCTAACGCTTCATTAACAGAAATTACTGGGAAATTTGTTTTCATCCCAGAGGGTATTGTAGGTATAAGTTTATTGTCGTTTGTAACCAAATACATTATTTTGTTAAAGGGGGATATAACTTGATATTTGAATACACCCTGGTGTTTTTTCAGTAGAGATTTTGCAGAAATTGTATGATGAATATCGAGTATTTTACACGCATCCTTGTACCAACGAATAATACCATCAAACGCGTCCTTATTTACGTCGTATGTCCCAATCCATTTAAATTTATTAATAGAGGTGACAATCGGTTCAAATTTGTTGTTTTGTGTGTACAATAACACCGTATCTTTTTTAGGATCAAGGAAATAATCTAATTCTTGGTCTTGTGGGCATAAAATATTTACATTTAAATCATTTACTTCAAATATCATTATATTGATACCATTTTCTGTAAGAATTCCCGGTAGTGATAACAATTCCCATATCATTTGATAATCAATAGGTACTTCATTATCTAAATTAAATAATGATTTGTATTGTGTTAGAGAATTGTTAAAAACCCATGATAAATTACCACTATTTAAACTTGTAAAAATCTCCGGCGTAATACTATTTTGTATTTTTTTCAGCAGGTGATCAAAACGTTTTGTATGAAGCTTTAGTGCTGTACAAACTGCTTCTATAAATGTAAAAGTTGTATTTTTAGTTCCTACCCGCAAAACTTCCCTGTCTATAAAAATTTCCTCTAAAGGTTTAGGAACATAACCAAGACGTAATTCTTCCAATGGAAACTTCTTCTGATTTTTAATATACTCCTTTTTTGTATTGGATGCTTTATATTCAAGATATTCCGTATATGGAATACTTCCACTACAAAATGCAGTACGTGCATTATCTACCATTTTGCGACAACATGGCACACAAAACTTACGTTTATCATCACCTACTGCGGTCTTGCCCTTTGGATGTTCGTCCAATCCTAAAAATCCAACATAATTATTATCAGTCCCTGCATTTCCATTAGGACATGTTAAATAAAATTCTTGGTCATTCTTTTTTACAATAAATGAATGTGGATTTGGAACAATATTTTCAATATTTTCCCGTACTAAAAACTCTTGAATTTTCAAGTGTTGTTGCAATCCCTCTTCAAGATGACTTGTATGTTCTAGTTGTGGGTACATCAATGACGCGGCAATTTCTTTTAATTCCTCCTCTGGATATTTTAATGTATCTAACAAATGCATTTGTAATTCAATACTTCGTAATTTTTTTTGTTCCGCTGTTGACGATGGTAAATTATTTTCTTCTAAAAGATTATTTAATTTTGATAATGGTACATCAGGCATTCCAAGTGTAAATATTTTTTGTAAGTTTGTTGGATTTTTCAGGGTTTGTGTATCCATCCATTCTTGATAACTACCTTTGTCTGTAAATAATAATGGCTGGTCTTTCTTTTGACATTTACGGACAAAGCCTTTGTCCGTCCCTTGAGCGCTCCAGTATAATTCTGGTAAATATTGTTTTAGCGCAACACGTAATTTGGCATTCTTTTTTTGAATACTCGCGCTAACTTTTTTTAGCGTACAATGTTTCTTGAAAAATGCATTGGTATTATAAGTTCGTAATAAATTGAATAATTTACGCATGAAAACTAATATAGTTTTTCGTTGATTCCATGTTTTTAATCCCTGTGCTACTATACGAAATACTCCATTCCCTGTATTTTCAACTCGTATAACGACTCCATCGTCCATACTCTTGAAAATAGGTACGACATTTTTATCCTTTAGTTGTTTTAATAAATCAGTATTCTTATATACCCATGTATCATATAGTACATCTAGTTGATTGCCAGATAAATCAAATGTATCGCCAAATTGAATTTTAATTTCCTCTATAATTTTTGTGTATTCAAGTACATCAACCGGCGTATTTGGACCATAAATATGAGAAAACTTTTTACGTACTAATTTCTGCAAGAATCGGTCATAACGCATCCTCACAGAATCTTCGCGTTGATTATCTAATGTGTACAACATACTTAACACTGTCTCATCGGCATAATTTAATAATGCATGTGTTGATAAACAATTTACAATAGATGATAATTGTATTGTACTAATATCTTCGCCCGGAACTTTAAATGTATAATTCACGTTGAGTGTTCCAAACTCTACTGGCGAGTCTATTGTGCCCCATGTGGAAACAACTGTATTAAACACAAGGATTGGATCTATTTCCCCTAGTACTTTGTTTGCTTCAATCACGATATCGCTAATAATGTGTGTTTTTATTTCTGGTGCATGTGGGCCAAATGGCAAAATGATTTTTACAGTACCGTCATTTGTAATTATCAATGTGAAATAACTATTTAGTATTTGAACCTTTAATATTAAATGTTTGCTCCTAGAAGAAGTGTCCTCCCATGTTTCTAATAATTCAAACGGTAATGCGCGCAATACTCGTTTTTTTATTTTATTAATTTCGGGAATATATAAACTTATATAGGGCACGGTTGAATTCACAGGAATAGTATGAAAGTGTGTAAGTAAATCTATTTTTAAGGGTGGTGTTGTGTCAGTGGGTATGTATTTACTAACAATAATTTTAGAATACATCCTAGCTAAATGATCTATTTCAATTTCTGGAATATTGTTAAATTCTGCCAACATGGTTTGTGTATTTTGCGTGGATGAAAATAATTGTTTCATAGCATTTGAATCTTCTGTAAAATCAGACTTTGTAATGTAATTTTCACCATTCTTCCAAAAGTAACTTAAAAAAGTTTTTTGATATAATGCATTTACCTTGGCTGTTTTTAAAATAATGTCAATATCCGGCAGATATAATACATATACATCTCGTGTATTAATTTCGGCGGGAATGTACAATTCATTTTGATGTTTTACATCTTTTGAAAATTCTACAATCGTTTTAGTCACGTCTTCACGTAAAGTACTTATTGTTAATGGAAAATCTTCCATGGTTACCAATGTAAAATAATCAGGCATTGGTATGGGAACTTTAGAATATGTTTTGTGATAGGGATACACACGTTCGCATGTAGAACATTGCATAAAGGCTTCGTCTTCGCTCAATGATACCCCCGTTGAATTAAAACAGTAACAGCATCGTTTACCATTCGCGTAATTGTGTTTGGTGTCATGAACTAAATTATCAAATAATGTTAATGCAATTTGTGTTTTCACTTGTTCCGAAGTTACGGTATCTACTTTAATTTTAAACGTATTTACTGTTTTATACTGCAGCGTACTACCCTCGGCAATTTCGTGGTCAAATTCTTCCTCGGCCTCCAACGGCCAGTTGTCAATGTAATTTTGTAAGTGAACTCTTAGTTCAGTTGTCATTACTATTTATGTATATTATTTTTTAATTAACTATATAAATTAAATTTCGGTGTATTTATATAGTTAATACTTATGAGAGTACGCGCCAAATGACATTCCATGCCGACAGTCCGCTGTCGTACTTCTCAATGGCAATACCCTTACGACCACCCTTGGTAATAGCGCGCATGCGTAGTGCCTGGTCAGTGGGTGTTTCAATTGTTTCGGCGCCATCAAAGTAAATACCAGCATTAGATGTGTTGGAATCAATGGCAACGTGATGCTGGCCAAGAGCAAGCTTGCAGTTAATGTTGTATGTTAGGTAATTGTCCAGATTCATGTGCTGATTGGAAGACCATGCACCAATAGAACCTGTGGCACCAATGTACCCAAGGCCAATATCAAAGAATGCACCAGGTGTAGAAGGACAGAAACGGTCCCATGTAAAGTTCTTTGATTTTCCAGATGTACCAGAAAGAATAATACCACCACCATTGGCAGATGCGTCTGTTGCAGTTGTTGTACCGTTGAGTACAATAGTATTACCGTCGGAAACAACGTTAGACACGGAAAGTACAGTCTGTGTACCTGTAACAATCAAGTTTCCGTGAATAATGGTATCGTCCGATAAACTAATAAGACCACCAGAAGTGCCCGTACCAACTTCAACATTTGACCCATGAATGTGTGTAGTAGAACCTGATGTACCAATATTGATATAACGAGGTGAGCTGACATTGTCACCAATGTGAATATCGCCTGTACTGTTGTCTGTACCAATGAGAATCTGTCCGCCAGTGCTATCAATCATGAAGTTACCAGTGGAATGCAAGTGTGCTACCCCGGTAATATGCATGTGTAGTGTACCCGTAACATCAATATTCATATTGTCATGAGCGACGAGTTCGAGTAACTTCGCAGAATTAATGATGGTTGATGTCCCGGCCGTAACTTCAACGCACTTCAGTGAAATCAGATCAATACATTCATTGCTATTGACCACAATTGGTAGACCCGATACGTTAATTGTAAGACCGTTGTGTGCGTTGATAATCATGTAATCAGTAGAATCAATGAGCGTAGTTGTTCCAGACAGCAGTGCTAGTGACCCAGATGCGGCGAGGTTAACATTACTAGAACTCAGGCCAAAAGGTTGTGTCGTAGATACCACAAACTCATACGCATTGATAACAACATTACCCTGTGTGGTTAGATCAATGCCACTAACCGCTTGAAGTAACATGCTTGTACCGGCAATAATAGCAGTGGATGTACCCGATGATAAAATAGTATCCGCAGATGACACAATTGATGTTGTATTTGCCGTGCTGGTAATACCACCCGCAACGGTGACAACATTATTACCGGAAAGAAGGGTGCTCATGTTAACCGACGTAAGATCAATGACACCCGACGATGAAACAACGGTGGTTGTACCCGCACCAATGGTTGTGAGGCCTGTGCTGGTAATACTGGTCGTGGCAGCCGTGCTGGTGTTTGTTCCCGTAGCTGTCGTGGTAACATTCGCAGATGTCAGGCCAATGTTTCCAGACGACGATACAACTGTGGTAGTACCAGTTCCAATGGTTGTAAGGCCTGTGCTTGCGACACTGGTAGTTGTTGCTGCGAGATTTAAACCGGTAGATGCTGTAATTGCGACAGACGTCCCCGCTGTAATGGCTGTTGTTGTGGAAGAGCCAAGAGAAATTGTGTTGGCAGTACCCGTGATACCGCCCGCGACCGTGATAATATCATTGCCAGAAAGAATGGTATTCATATTGACAGATACCATATCAAGTGCACCCGATGAGGAAACAAGCGTGGTTGTTCCTGTACCAATGGTTGTAAGACCGCCGCTAGTAATGGAAGAACTTGTTGTAGAACTGAGATTGGTTGTATCAGCAAAAACATTGAATGCAGAACCAATGTTAAAAACACTGTTTCCAGTCATCCGCGTATTCATGTTGGAACCCGTAATGCCAACTGCAGGTGCTTCAATGCAAAACTCAGTACCTACATCAAAGCATGTACTTGTTCCAGAAACTACATTGTACCACGTACCTGTATGTGTTTGCATATTTGTAGCCGCGGTAATACCAATATTAGCACCCGAAGATACACCAATGGTGGAACCCGCCATCATGTGTAGATATTGATCTACAGACTCGATGGTTAGGCCGAATAAACTTGTTGTGTCATTATTGAAAAACCGAGAACCCTGATATTGCAGGGCATGGTTCGTGCCAAAGTATGTCAGGTCTGCTTCTACAAGAGCCGACATTGTGTAATAGGTGCTTGATATAAGTCAACAAATTAATATTTTAAATCATGCTTTCCTTAAAATCCTTGAAGAATGCATCGCCCTTTGTCCCGGCAGAATTTGTATCCACGGGGCGTTCGTGGGGCATGGGGTTTGTATTATTATCCGCAAGATAATTAAAATAAAATGGAATAGATTTCATGATAGACATGACACATTTTTCAATCACAATTGTATTTAATTTTTGTATTTCGTCTCGAATTTCAGCATCACTGTCCACAGACATTTTAGAAGCATCTTTGTATATTTCGCGCATAATAATCATTAATTCCTGATCATTTTGATTTGAAATTAGATAGCGACTCTCTGATACTTCATACACGTGGCGCCGAATAGCTTTTTGTACAATTTCGCGATTTTGTTTTGAAAAATACAAAGTATTTAAAGTGGTTAGCTCTTGGCCTAGACCCTTAATCAATTGTAATGTAACAGATGCCTCTGATGTAGCTGTATCATTTTCGTCCCAGGTACAGTTTGCAATTTCCATGAGTTGTACTTTACTATAACTATACAAAATAATTGTAGTATGTAATTGAAATTGAATTTGGGGTATTGTAAAGTAAATGCCAAACTACAATTGCGTATACATTATCGGAGACGAGCCAGCAGACACAAATATTGGCGTGGAACGAATTCAAAACATTACATCCCATCTAAACACCATGACTTGGAAGGGCGGTATTCAACACTCGCAATATAAAAAATATTATCTAAACGATACAGTTTATTGTATTGATAATAATGGTTATCACAGGTGTTATAAAGATTTTGTAGAATCGTATAGTCTCGGCGATAAATTATTCAAACTAAACATGTATACAACAGAATTATCACTTGAAAATTTTCCAGGTGTTACAGAATATCACGATACTCGTATTGTAGAAAGTACTGTATACAATGCAGGAGTTGGGTTATTTGCCATTGAATGTTCTGTAGTTTCCGATGCATCTGGAAATGTATATTATCAATGTACTCTTAAATACAACAACGAATATCAAATACCTAAACAGATTTATGATTTGTTTAATTTAGGGTCTCCTGTAAGTAACCCAGTATCGCTTGATCAAGGTTCTCGCATGTCATTGAGTATTCTTTAAATAAACTCAGGGGGGATATGCTTAATATAATAATTGGATAACCTCCTCCCGAAAAGTATGGGAGATGTTCTAAAATACCACTTTCAGATTCATTAAATATTATAACTGTACGTTTACCAAATACCGTACGTTTTGGTGGCAAGTCTGTTACAACGTAAGTACAATCAATTATGTATGGGTTCCATTTTTTTGGAATTAAATGTTGGATCGTTTGTATATTTCCATTGTAATTATAAATATTCATTATTAGATATTTATAAATACGCTTTGTAGTAGTTAATTACGTTGGGCAGTAGGAGTGTAGTCCTTGCGACCATGATCGCGCGCATTTGCAAGGGGTGCTGGAATAGTATTCGCATTTAATGTAGCCGTATTAAACATGGGTAAGTTAGGACGAGCTGCATTAAGTACTGTATTATCTATGCGCGTATTTGTATTACGCTGTAATACAAATTCCTGTGATACATCGCGTATATCTACATTTGGTGCAGAGCTCAATATATATTCTTGTGTTGTTGTATTTTGCTGGGCTCGTGTAGAACCGTTTGGTTGCGTAGACGTATTTGGTTCATATAATCCGTGCATCTCTTATTCTATTACAATAAATTATTTGTATTAGATTCCTGAATTAAAATTTGACGTTGTACTTTAATAAGACATATCATTTTTTGTTCATAATATTCTCTAAATAATAAAAGTGCGTTTTCAAAGGGTACCCATCGTACTTCATCTACTTCGGTACATTGGTTGACATTTGTTTGATCCACTGTAAATAAATTTTCATGGTATGCTCCTTGAAATTTTGCCACATAATAGACACTTCTATACGATTTGTTATTAATATTAGCAAAATCTTCAATAAAGGGTATATCACTGTCGTTAATAAAAATTGTATTACTAGACAAACCAGTCTCTTCTTCGAATTCTCTCTTGGAACATTGGATGTTTGTTTCCTTTAAATTTTTTTTACCCTTTGGAAATCCCCATTCCGAATACTGATATTGCGGACTATTAATCTCAATCAGTTCATTTAAATTGAATTTTAAATTTTCGCCACTTTTAATCGTATCATACAAGTATTTACAAGAATCATATTCCTTGACATGTTTATGTACATTTTGTAGCCACAATATCTTCCATATTTCATCAAAATCTAGTGTTTTAATATAGTTGTGTTCAATTTTTGTCATGCGTGTTAGTAATACTGAGATGTAATGATGGTCTGATAAATTATAACGTCCTCGGATAAAATCTGTAAATGCATAACTGTTGTGACGACGAATTAAAAGAAATTCATTCTTTTTAGTATCCTTGTTTTCGCGATAACAAATAACACCATAAGATAATATAGGTTCTGTACAATCTTTATAGTTGTGACCAGACATATTGCAGTTGTTGCAAAATTTATTTGCAAAGTATTTCTTCTTTAACTTTTTTTCACTGTACTCCATTGTATGATTCTAATTATTCTATACTAATTTCATTTTTGTAAATGATTATTTAACCAAAAATTTTCTTTTGTACTAATTTTTTATTTCTAGTTAGAATAATTTTATTATTTTTATCGGGTATGGATTTTTCAATTATTAATTTATTACTGTTGTTAGTGGTAGATTGATTTGTATTTGATTTTTGTGTAGTAGTTTCTATAATTGGAATTTCAGAGATAACCGGTGGGTAAATAATAGTATAATCTGTTAGTGTTGTAAAAGACTGGCGATATTCATCTATTGTAATTTCACCACCAAATACTTCAAGTACTTCTTTTGGAGGTGCTGGTTTAATAATTTGAATAGACGTGTCAATCAACTGAGCAGTATAATGTAAAAGTTCAGAATACCGTTGATAATTATTGGGATAATCCTTGCGAATACATGATAGTGCACAATTAAAACTACAAAAATTACCACGAACTTTTAATGTGTCGTTTAATTCACGTTTGACTGGAATAAAACATGGCATGTTTGTGAACGAATGACAACACCATTGACATAAATAAGGAGAATGCTCAGGCCATGTGCATTGATTATTTTTAATCTTGAAATAAATCATAATATTTTTTATACTTTTTGAAAGTGAGCGGTCCATGCTTTGTGTAGTGCCAGAATTATTCCATCGTTCTGTAATTACTTCGGTTGATTCCGATAATTCTTCAAAAGTGCCTTTATGTTCGATGAATGAGGTAGGTTCTTGGTCTTGTACTGTGTTGATGTCTTGATTTGTGCGTATTAATGGAAGACAAAAAATAATTGTCATTTGTAGTAATGGTAGTATTCTTATTGTATCGTATTTACATTTCTCTAACACTAATTTCAACAGAATGACTTGGAATAGCACTTGTTGTCGTCTGAATTCCTAAACGTACCCATACAATGGCATCACTTGGTGTATCTGTATGAATATGACATACCCTGGTGTACGTACTACTTTCGCGAATATCTAAACATGGTGCTCCATTATTATTTAATAACCCAATTGGTAAAATTCCTTCGCATGCATCAAGCCATGATGTAGTATATTCTGGTTGACTATCACATTGTACTTTAATATACAACTTGTGATTAGATTGATACTTAAAACGAAAATCACTTTTTAATTCGTCCATTGTATTTAGTATTATTTGTATTTTTGAATTTGTTTTTGAAATCACGTTTGTAAATTTATAATTTGTATAGTAATATTCAATGTCTACAATCGTAGGAAAATTATTATTTAATAATGGTAAATTTTGTGGAGTATTTTGTAGTTCTCTAATTTGTATATCAATTAAATTAATTCGTGACAGTAATTCATTCATATATATTACAATGTCGTGAATATTTAACCAACGGTAAAGCATTGATTTGATACTCATCTTAGTGTACTCTATTTATTGTCGTCTAAATAGTTTTGACCTAGCAATGTCCATAGATTCATCTGGTATACTTGCATATTGAAATGCCCTACATGATATACCATTTAATTGCATTAAAATAAAATTAATCGCATATAGACCACAATTGCCATCCTTTTTTTGGTGGCGACGATTATTAAATGAAATTGTATATTTATTTTTTTTGTTTAAATGATTCATGAAATTGATAATTTCAATCTGTGGTAAATCTCCATTGGAATCAAAAAAACAAATGCTTTTTTTAGGTTCATCAATAAATAAACTAATCCAGTGTTCCCCCGATTCTGTAGATGGATCTGTATTAAAAACACACCCATACCGCATACCTGGCTGAATACGTAAATTATACACCTCGGGGTATATATTCTTGAAATCAATGGGAAATGTGCCTAAATATTGAAAATCAATATATTTTTTAGAATATTGTTTCATAACATTGTTAATATCCAATGTACCCAGCCATTTTCGTTTTGTAATAGGTCCTACAATGCGATGATAATCAAAGTGTTTTAGTTGACAATGTTGTACCCCTTGAATAGAACAATTCATTTTTTCAGAAATAATTTGATGTAATTCGTCATGAGTCATTTTTTTAAGATTCGTCGGTATTGGTTCATTGGATTTCGCGAAGTATCTAGTTATGATCGTTTGTAGGTCTTTTAAAGAATAACTCTTCATTACTTACTTTAAGTTGACCTTTTTATTTATTGAATTATAGTAATGTATGTCATTGGATATTATAATCAACAAAACTTTGGCGATGAACAGTATAAAATTACGTTTAAAAAATTATTTCCAAGTGAATCTATTGAGTTTTTAAATATTGATACTATCGAAACAGTTACATTTGATCCATCTAAAACTATTGTACTTGGTGGTGGTGATGTATTAAATCATTATTTTTTAGATAAAATGTATGAAAAATTTTCAAAAGATAAAGATTTATTTAACATTATTGCTGTTTCCGTTGGGTTACCATATATTGACATATTACTAAACGAGTCTTATAAATTTGAAATTTTTAATAAAATTTATGTAAGAACACTACAAGATATAAAATTATTTTCACAGGTTCTTTCCAAGGATAAAATTGAATACATACCAGACCTTTCAGTACTTCTCACAGCCGAAACATCTGTAAAATCAAAAAAACAAGTATGTATATGTGTATCCAAATGTATTTATTCCAACAAGGCACCCGAAAGTTATATTAATATTATTCGTAATTTGACAATTTTTATTAAAAAGTGTATAGATTCTGGGTATTCTATCACGATGGTACCTTTTAATACTAATGAACACAATACATTGGAAAATGACATTACAATGCAAAATGACATAATGCAAATTATTTCTAAAAAATTAAAAAACAAAATTACAAATATCACACGACGTGTAACTACAACAGAAATGAATACTATTTTTTCAAGTAGTAGCGTAATTATTCCCATGCGTTTCCATGCTTGTTTATTGAGTATTTACAACAAAGTTCCATTTATTCCACTGTATACTACGCGAAAAATTGATAATTTAATAAAGGACATACAGTGGGATTATCACTATTTATTGGAAAAAAATAAAACAGATAATCCTATTTATTTAGATGCTGATATTCTCAATCAATTATTTGATCATCTTGTACATGACAATAATTATGAAAACAATCGTCATCATCTAAATAACATCAACGAGTATTTTTTATCCACACTTTTAGAAAGGGGTATTCAAATCCAAGGCGATTTAAAGGTGTCATCAAAAATAAAAAGTATTTTAAACGACACAATACATCAAAAAATTACTACTACAAAATGTATTATTGATAAATTCCATGGAAGTAACGAACATGCAGTACAATTGGTGTCTTATCATTTAACAGGTAATATTCATTCTAACTATAATTACGGGTTAATGAATAAAATGTTTGAAAACAATTATAATTATCAACAAGAATGGAAATGGATTATTTTAGACAATATCAAGGTACAAAGTAAATATATCGTGGAAACTATTTTTCCAAAATATAATATGGAATACATGAATCAACACGACCTTGCGAAAGTACATAGGTCTGGCTGGCAACATGTTACAGATTCTGTTAAATACTATAATGGCTCTAAAGACACAGATACTAATTTACCGCTATTAGATTTATATATAGATAGAACTTTTCATTGGGATTTGGAAATAAACAAACTTATCAAAATTGTACCTTATACACGAGAATGGACAGGAGTAATTCATCATACGTTTGACGAAACGTTTAGCGAATATAACAATGTTCGTTTATTTAAAAACGAAGAATTTTTAGAGTCATTGAAAGTATGTAAGGGATTAATTGTATTATCAAGATATTTACAGCAGGGCGTTCGGCAAAAATTAAAAGAATTAAAACTACATATACCAGTTCATTACCTATGTCACCCAACTGAAATAGTTACGGAGGATAAAAAGTTTAACCTGAATAAATTTATTGATAATGAAGACAGGCAATTAGTTCATATTGGTGGATGGATGAGAAATATCTACTCATTTTATTCTCTAACTATCCCACAAACAATACAACATACTATTCCTATAACAAATGCTAGTATTTTTGGACGAATTAAAAATAAAATAGTAAATTTAAAGATACAAAAGGGCTTACTCAAGGGGGTGCGAATGAATAATTATTTCCCAGATGAAAATTTTATAAATCGGTTGGAAAATATGTCAACACACACCAATATACGTAATGAAAATACAAACAATTATGTCATTTCAACCATTAGTCAAGACAACAATCACCTTAATAATAACTGGTATAAACACATGTGTAATGACATGGAGGAAAAAATTAAATCTGTAACCATTATAGAACACGTAGATAACAATGATTTTGATAATATACTTTCAAAAAATATAGTATTTATTAATTTGATAGATGCAAGTGCTGTAAATACGCTTATCGAGTGCATTGTTAGAAATACACCTATTATCATAAACAAGCACCCGGCTGTAGTAGAATTATTAGGCGAAGAGTATCCAATGTACTACAACAAGGTTTCATTAGATATTAATAATTTAATTACAATTAAAAATATCGAAAAGACTAACGAATATTTACGTAAACTTGATAAACATAAATTTACAATTGAATATTTTATGAAATATTTTACATTATTATTTGTGTAGTGGTGGTGATGGTCTATATACACTTGCACTTAAACGTTCTTCAGATTCCTTCATTTCATCTGGAAATAGTAAAACTTTTAATTCACGAGATAATTTTAATGATTGCACCGGAGAAGTTTTATATTTTCTACAACTCTCTGTATCAAAGCACCACTGTTCCACTGTACCCTCATGAAACGAAACACGAAACCATACGTGATTACTACGATGTTCTGTTTTAATATTATGACAATAATGCTGATTAGACCGAAGATGATAATACATCTTACTCTTGAACCGATACTTTACAAGGCCAGTAATACGAAGACTATTGTATTGTTTCCAGTTTCTATTGATATAGTCTTCCAAAACCATAAATCTATCATCAAATGAATCAATGCGTTCTTCGCTTTGACCCATTTTCATTAGTTGTTCTTCATCAAATGCCACGTCGGAAAGTACTTTGACACTACTATTTGTCCTTTTCAAATTATTTGTTTTCCGTGATTCAGGAAACTTTGTTGTATGCAAATACCACGATGGCAGTGGTTCTTTAATAGAACAATTTACTTCTACGGATGTAATACGAATACTAGTAAGATCAAGTATATGAAAAATATCTTCCTGAGAATATTCTGGCTTAACGATTGAGTCTTTAGTGGTAGTAGCACCCACCGAATCAAATACGACAAGCGGTATGTATTTACGTTCATACAAACAACCTTCATTTAAACAATTTTCACAAAAACGTCGCGTTTTTTTACCAAGACACTCAATACACTTTACAACTTTATCCGAAAACATCATACGAATACCACTGCCAATATATACACTTTCGTCAAAAATATCACACCAATTTTCATTTAGATCTGGGCGCGTTCTAATCTTGTGTTGAATAATAACATCCCGAAGTTTTCGTGCAATAAGTTTAGAAACATAGATTTCTGGCCAATTGATGTGAATTCCATTTTTATACAAATCATCCGTCATTTTCTTTGGTGCAGACACAGAAACAATACAATAACTATTAACATCTTCGGGCAAAACAAGTAATGTATGTATAAGTTTTTGAATATCCCGTGTAAATTCAATCATTTCATCATTTGAAAGTATTCTCGATGTAGTATAATCAATATCCATAAATAATTTGAATACGGGGGTCTTGTATTCTACGACTGAAATTGGAAGTTTGTTAGAGATATTCCAAGCACAACATTCTAAAAACTGAGACGCCATGGCATCACTAATACTAATAGCACCCTTGTCTAAGAACACATGGGTGATATTAGACTTGGAATAAACATAATGTTCCTTGCACCAACTTTTAAGTTTTTGGGCCTGCATTACTTTCTATACGTATATTATTTTTCATTTTTAGTTCACATGTGATTTAATGACCAGATTTAGTGTTATACAAAATGATTCCGATAATAATCAACACCACGAGTAATAAAATAATCATTGTATTTTTCACCGTATGGTTAAGAAGAGTATCATTGTATGATGTGTCCGCATGTCCTGAATATACCAATTTTAAGGCGTCTGTGTTACTCATTTCTGGTTTTCCTGTACGTTTATTGACATCATTATGAAAGTCTATTCCAAACTGAACAAAACTTTGATGGTCTTTTAAAATGTCGTCCCAATTTACACCGGATACGTATTTTTTATAATGTTCGCGGCAGTTGGGGCATGGCAATACAGGTCCCAATGACATTATAAATGTTTGATATTGATTTTTAATTTCTTTTGTTGGTGCATCTGGATAACTTCTTGTAATTGCATGAATACTTTTCCATAAAGGGGGTCCCCAATATACCATTACTATTACCCAATAAAAATTTATTCAAACTGAAATTTTACCCCACATGGTGTGTGGTAATAATGACGTGTTTTAGAATTATCTTGAATATAATTATAATTTCGTTCAAAATATTGAACTCGCATCTTGTCGTAACACCTATTACAAATACTACAACTATTGGCATGTGTATTGGAACACACGTTGTATACTTGGTGTAACTGGAGACCTTCAATGTTATGACACTTGAAACACGTGGTTGAATAAATAGGGTTATTATAATCATTATAAATTGGATCGTTGATCATTTCGCGTACCAATGAATTGTCATGACCATGTGGTGTGTCATAGACACTCATATCAATCTGAATATACTCTTTCGTATTTGAATCCCATTCATAAGTATATCGAGGTGTAGCATTAGAATTTCTGAAAGAAGACATGTTACTATTAATTAATACTAATATGACTTTTCATTTTCAGGGAAATTTAAATGGTAGTGATGGATGGCTCCGAAGGCTTGCCCTGTGCGGGAGCACCACTAGTCTGAGCATCCACGGGGACACGGAACACCGCAAGGGACTTTAGAAGTTCCTCAACCTCAACAAGGTTGAACGCGCCCCTTTTTGTTGCAAGATCAAGGAAACGGCCCATGTTTTCAAGTGCTTCATTCTGAGTAAGAGGCTTAGTAGTAGCGGGGGATGACATTTGTTATCAAAATATAATTTTTATTCTTTAAGTTGTTTTTGATTACAGCATGATATCATCACTATCGGAAAAATAGCTATGCATTTTCTTGGATTTCCCGACAGTTTGTTTCTGGCGACGACTTTGTTCTTCACTTTGTTCTTCACTTTGTTCTTCACTTTGTTCTTCTTCGGGTGCTGTGTCAGAATCGCTGTGGTGACTACTGGTGTCGCTGTCATCGTCGTCGTCGTCACTACTACTACCGCTACTGCTGCTATCAGAAGACTCTGGCACAACACTATGTCGTTTACGCTTACCAGCAGCAGTTTGTTGAACGGGAACCGAAGGAACAAGGGGAATGGACTCTATTGGCACTGGTTCTGTAGCAGTGACATCATCGGGGAATGGTTTTTGTACATTAAAATATACCAAAACAACAGATAGTGCTGCAGCACTTCCTAGTACTAAGCTTTGTAAGAAGGATGACATTTCTTTACTGTATACTACTAAATAAAATTTTGATTTGAAACTGAAAATGTACATAAGAATAAATGGTCGTACTTACACGTCGCTCACTTGGCAAATCTGGTTATGTGTCAGATGATGGGTTTGTAGTCAGTGATATTGACGAAGAAGACATCGAATTTACAGATGATGAATCAGACGACGAAGACTATGATGATTATGCCAGTACTGATAAACCCATTAAAATTCAACTCAATGAAGAATTTTTAGCAAGTGTTCCAGAGGAATGCAAGGAATTATATGTAAACTATATCAAACAACTTAATCAGATGAGTCCAAATAATAGCGAATATTTTAAACTAAAACAGTGGTGTAATACATTTGAACGAATTCCATTTGGAACATATAATACATTTCCATTTGAAAACATGACACACGCTGAAAAGTGTAAATTTATTCAAGACTCCAGAGACATTATGGACAATGTATTATTTGGTCATGTAAAAGCAAAGGAAGAACTTGTGTGTATTCTAGTGAAGTGGTTGATGAATCCGCAATTTTCAGGACAGGTTATTGGATTACATGGGTCTCCCGGCGTAGGAAAATGTTTCAGTATTGATACGCCTATTTTAATGCATGATGGTTCTATTAAAAAGGTACAAGATATCAAAGTTGGAGATCAATTGATGGGTGATGATTCCACGTCAAGAAATGTACAAAGTCTCGGAAGAGGACAAGACCAAATGTATTCTATTGTAAATACAAAGGGAGTTGAATATACTGTTAATAGCGAACACATATTGTGTTTGCGATATTCTAAAAGTAAAAGTATCGTTGATGACACTATACGCAACAATCGTTATTGTGTTCGCTGGTTTGATAATCAAAATATCCAAGTTTGTTCAAAAACTTTTAAATATACATCTGAAACAAAGAAACAGATTCATCAAGAAGCTCTTCAATTTTTAGATGATATTCAAGAAGATAAAAATTGTGAAATTACATTGAAGGAATATTTGAAACTTGGTAAAATTATGAAGAAAAATCTAAAAGGCTTTCAAGTACCTATTGAATTTGCATCTAAAAAAACAGCATTTGATCCTTATATCATTGGCGCTTGGCTTGGTGATGGTACAAGCAATGGGGTTGGATTTACAAACCAAGATTCTGCAATTTTACATTACATTGCAAATACATTACCAAAATATAATTGTTACCTACAACATCAGGATAATAATGGAAAAAGTGATATTGCATATAGAATGAATGGTATGAAACATTCACATAAAAATAGCATTAATAGCTTGTTAATACATTTGCGCGAATCTAATTTAATTAATAACAAACATATTCCAGTGGAATACAAGTGTAATTCTAGAGAAGTTCGGTTACAACTACTTGCAGGTATCATTGATACTGATGGTTCTGTAACCAATAAATGTTATGACTTAATTCAAAAGAATGAAAAATTAGCCGATGATATTGTATATTTGTGTCGCAGCTTAGGTTTTGCTTGTTACAAACGAGCATGTCACAAGGGTTGTTGGTATAATGGAGAATACAAGGAGGGAGAGTATTTTAGACTTACAATTAGTGGTATTGGAATTGAAACAATCCCGTGTAAAGTTCCGCGAAAAATAATTCAGGGGGAACGATCACATTTTAAAGATGCCTTAGTTTCTGGTATCAAGGTTATACCAGTGTATTATGGCGATTATTATGGATTTGAAATTGATGGAAATAAGAAATTTATGCTTGGTAATTTTATCGTAACACACAATACCGAACTAGCAAGGCATGTACTAAGTCCTATTCTTCAACGCCCCGTTCATTATATTTCACTTGCAGGGGCTACAGATGGCTCCTTTCTAAATGGGTTCTCTATTACATATGAAGGTTCGCGCCAAGGTGCGATCGTAGATGGAATTATTCAGAGCAAATGTATGAACCCAATTTTATTTTTTGATGAAGTTGATAAAGTATCTGAGAGTGCTATGGGTCGTGAGATTATTGGCAAACTAATCAATCTAACAGACCCAAATCAAAATGGTACCTTTAGCGATCACTATTTTCACAATGTACCCTTTGATTTATCAAAGGCCATTATTGTATTTTCATTTAATGATATTAAAAAGATTGACCGCATTTTGCTTGATCGCATCAAGGTAATTGAAATGAATACATTTACACATACAGACAAAATTGAACTATTTTCAAGTCATCTCATGAAGAGCATGCTTCGTGAAAATAATTTTAAGGATGGTGAAATTATTTTTACAAAGAATGCAATCAACGACCTTGTTCATCGTTGTCCAGAAGATGGTGTGCGAAATTTAAAACGAAAGTTGGATACTGTGCTCATGAAACTAAACGTATTGCGATTTTCTCCGAACCCAGAACTATCTATTGATTTTAGCAAAACAATTCATATTAATACAGTCATGGTTCAGACACTCCTAGACTCTTAATCAAACTTAATTTAAATTAGTATCTAATAGTAAGGGGAACATGGAACAAATGTTCCGTGATAAAGGTACTAAAAAAATTGAAATTAAAAATGAGCATTTTGCTGAAATTACAATTGATAAAATACCCAGAAATACTACGTTATATATTTATAATTGCACCAATTGTATTATTAGTGTTCTTTGTAACGTATCTAAATTATTTATAGACACGTGTACTAATATACATGTTACGACTAAGAAAGTTTATACGGGGATTGAGATGGTACATTCAAAATGTATTACGTTAAATTGTATTACACCATTTGTTCAATTAGACATGTCCAAAATTATTAAAATTGTAATATTGGAATTAATTCAAGAGTTTTTCGTTATTTATCATCATACACTGGAAACAACCATTGACTACACTCATTATCATTATGATTGTTGGGATGAATTCTTTAATAGACAAATTGTAACACACATTGACTCAATAGACTATACTTTCAGAACCATGGCAATACCCATTTCGCTGTAATCACGAGTTTTTATTCCTTGGTTGATAATAATAGGAAACAGTGTTATGTCATCACAGGAATTTAAGATTAACAAGTTTGATATGAAACGAATTGAAGATGGTAAAATCATCCTTGCCATTGGCAAGCGTATGACAGGTAAAAGTTATTGCGTTCGTGATTTATTATTTCACAAACGCAAGATACCATTAGCACGAGTACTTTCCGGGACTGAACGAGCGAATGCATTTTATGGTGATTTTGTACCACCCGCGTGTATTAGTTTTGATTATGATGAAAATATTATCAACAAGTTTATGACACGTCAACGAGAGTTAAAAACAAAAAAACATCTAGAACCTTCCTACAAGGATTTAGATTCCCGCGCATTACTTATTTTAGATGATTTAATGTTTGCCAAGGACGAATGGGTAAAATCATCGGATATTAAGGAAATTTTCATGAATGGACGCCACTATGATATTACATTTATTTTGACATTACAATACTGTCTTGGTATCCCACCTGCGCTGCGTAACAATACGGATTTTATTTTTATTTTTCGTGAAAATCGTCCCATGGAACGTAAAAAATTATACGATCATTGGTGTGGCGTTATTCCTACATTTGAAATGTTTAATAAACTAATGGACAAGTGTACAAATGATTATGGATGTTTAGTCATTGATAACAATTGTAAAAGTAATCGTTTTGAAGATCAAGTGTATTGGTATAAAGCTACTGATAATGGTTCATTTAAAATGTGTGACCCAAGGTTATGGACGTTGTCTAATCCAAATGCAGTGACTGCTACCAGGGACGCTAGCAAATCACAAAAACACTCACAGGTTCCTCAGAAAAAATACAAGATTGTTTTAGAAAAGTAATTATTTTTTTACATGGATATAATAACATATCACGTAAATGAACCCTACTATCATTGGAGTTGTAGTTCTAATTATTATCGCAATTGTTGTTGGTGGTCTTGCAGCTGCTGGTGTCTTTTCGCCCAAAAAAGTAACGACAACCACTGTTGTTCCTACAACAACTACAGCAGCACCTACGACCACGGCAGCACCTACGACCACGGCAGCACCTACGACCACGGCAGCACCTACGACCACACCCGCCGCTGCTCTGTCCAAATATTCATTCCTCGGAGGATCACTAGATATGTCTGGTAATGATTTACCGGGTAATCCACTTGCTAGCACCACATGTGCAGAATCATGTGATGCCAATCCAAAGTGTGGTGCATTTATCATTGCAGACGATTTTACCAACGGAACAGGGTGTTTTTTGAAACCCTACGGCGCACCTACAAATGCTCGTGCACAGACGCGTGCATATCAAGCACCAAAGGTAGTAACAGTATATACAGACGGTAATTTTGGCGGCTCCGCAATTAATTTAAAACCTGGACGATATTCGGCCGCTGATTTTCAAAAGGTTGTGCCAAATGACAGTGTCAGTTCTGTTAAAGTACCCGCGGGCGTTAAATTAACACTCTTTGTTGATGATATTGGAAGTACGAGTGTAGTGTTCACTGCGGACAGCAGTTGGGTTCCTAACAATGGGTTTCCCAATGATGCTGCAAGCGCAGCGATTGTAGAGCTAGTGTAAAGTAATTTAAACACAAAGATGTATTTATAATTAAATGAGTTTAAATATAATTGCATCAGTAGTCTCATACAAGGGCAAATTAGCTATTGGAGCTTCTGGAGGCCTACTTGCCCGAAACAAGGCAGATATGGCTTTCTTCAAACGAATGACAACAAATGAACCAGGAACATACGTTCTTATGGGTCACAAGACGTATCTTAGCATTCCTGAAAAATTTCGCCCATTGCCAGACAGAATTAACATTGTGGTTACACGAAATAAGAAACTTTGGAATTTTAATAGAAAAACTGTTTGTCCAGGTCATGTATATTTTACATCACTGGAAAAATTTATGAAATACGTCACAAAAAAGAACCCAACTGTTTATATTATTGGTGGTGCTACTATTTATAATTATTTCCTTGATAAAAACTGCAAATATACAATTGACAATATATACCTAACACACCTATCATTACCAAAAGGTGCTGTCCCTGATACCTTTATTGATCCACCAGACTCCCGCTGGAAGATTGTTGGGTACACGGAACCAATCAAGGATGGTGGTCGTATTCTATTTTATAAGAAAACACGCGAACGTTCACAGGAATACAAGTATCTTGATTTGATGAAAGACATCCTTGCCAATGGAAATGAACGGGAAGACAGAACGGGTACTGGAACAGTCAGTGTGTTTGGACGACAGATGCGGTTTGATATATCAAAGAGTATACCACTTCTTACAACAAAAAATGTTCCTTGGAAAATGGTACTAGAAGAACTTTTGTGGTTTTGTCGTGGCGATACGGATGCAAAAATACTACAGGAAAGGGGAATTCATATTTGGGACGGGAACACATCACGGGAATTTCTAGACAACAGAGGGTTAACTGAATACCCAGAGGGAGTACTCGGTGCTGGATACGGATGGCAAATTCGTCATCAAGGTGCAAAATATAATTATAAGTATGCAAATACACAACTTCTTTCTCCAAAGAAACGAGCTAATATTGGAGGATTTGATCAATTGGCAGAGGTAGAACGCTTACTCAAGGAAGATCCGTATTCCCGGCGAATTATGATGTCTTATTGGAATCCAAATGATTTTAAAGATACTGCACTCCCACCATGTCACTTTACAATAATGTTTTATGTGGAAAAAAGCGTTTTGAATGCACAATTTGTCATGCGCAGCAATGACGTACTTTTAGGGAACCCCTTTAATATTGCTAGCTATGCAATGTTGGTTTATATTTTAGCAAAACGTTGTGGATATACTCCAGGAGAACTTATTTTTACCGGTAATGATGTTCATTTATACAAAACTCATTTAGAAGCCGTACAAACTCAGCTGAAACGCGAACCAAGACCGTTTCCAATGTTTAAAGTTAGTGACAATATTATTACAAAAGATTGGCATGATATAACGATTGATGATTTTGAAGTGATTGGATATTTTCCATATCCTGGTATTAAAGCACCCATGGCAATTTAAAAATTTCACCAAAAATGAAAACAAATAATGATATCATTAACTAACAATGAACGCACTTAACATCATCTTTTTCATCACAATGTTTACTTCGGTCGTGCGTACTTCGTTTGCCTGTCAACTATGGAACAGTATCAATCCTATTCCTATTAAAATGGGAAATGTAAAAACGACGATAAATATTGTCAGTGCGATTGAACTATTAAATCGTACAA